GTCTAAGACAATCTCATTAGGTGTAACAACAGTTTCTCCTAAAGAAGATGTCTTCTTAAATATATCAGGTCCACTGGTAGTAATTTCAGTACGAATAGTAGACTGTCCGTCAAATCGTATAGGTATAGAATAGTTTGTCTTTTGTTCATCATTGTTATATCTTATACAAGATGATACATAGAGAATCTTACCTTCTGCAACTTTAAATATAGTGTCCTGCCACCCAGTAGCATCATTACTCCCTTTAGGCTTTCCTTGAGGCACATCCGATAAAGTTACCTCATACCCTTCATCGAAATCTTTGAATATAAAATCTGTATACTCTCCAGATTCTCTAGTTAATTTAGTTATACTCCAATCATTAGTAGTTGCATTAATTCTAGTAGCTTTATGAGTATCTCCTAATGTAAAATTAGGTCTCCAATAAGTAGTATTTAGATATTCTTGATTGCCTGGTAAATTGCCATACCTTACTAATAAAGGGTCAGCACTAATTATCTCAGGCCTACTCCAATAATTTTTTAATATTCCATATACATTCTTAGTTGCATATATTTGATATAAGTCATTAGTTAGTATATAAACAAGATAATCAATTTCACCAGGAACTGCTGGTGTATCTGACCAACCAGAAGGAGAATTATTAGCTATACCGTTTACGAAGAAAGATGGGGAGGTGACCGCTGTACCTTTTGGTACCCATTTAAATCTAAAGTCTATGTATTGTCCGTCCTCATATGCAGAAGAATCTGATAGAGATTGAGGTATCCCCCACTCTCCAGTTAGTCCATTTTTTTGTCTTACCCATTTATTACTTAAAGGATTGTAAACATCCTTCCATATCTTGAGTGATTGGTTTAAGGTCAGATAACCTTCTGTTGTAGCATAACCAGCTTGATAAGCTTGTTCAGCAATATCAACTGATTTGTATAAAGGTATACTATCTAAGTAATTATCTGAGTATTGGTAAAATACTTCTTCACTACCTCCCAATTCTGTATCTGGTGTCCAGTACTGTGATACATCCCATTCACCAACTAAATCTTCAGTAGGTAATTGATATAATCTATAAGTCTTAGCTCTATTAAATTTCCCAGAAAGATCTGTATGAGCATTAACAGTTACTTTACATCCTACCAATAATCTATCAATAGAAATATTTCTTACTTCTTGGATCGAATCACATATAAAAGGACCTCCCATTATCTCATTGCAATAACCAGTAGGGAATTTCTCCTTATCAGTTTGTGTTGTAAAAGTACCTCTAGCTACTATAGGTGCTTTCATTCTTAATTTATCGTTAGCTATTGTCATTGTATCTTTATTGTAATTTAATTTTAGCTAAGTTTAGTACTGAACTGGTTGCCGTCCTAACTACTGTGTAAGGAACTTGGTTACCATTTATATTCAATGTTATATTAGAGTGACCTTTGTATAAAGGTACAGGTAATGGTCCTTCTATTGCTGAATTTATTTGAGGGTAAATAGTTGGAACTAACCAGTATATGTACACAGGAAGTGCTGTATAGTTGTATGTTTTACTAGCTAAGGATGATATTATGTTATCCACAAGAAGTCTGTCTAAATTTACAAGATCTTCATTGCTTGTTATTGAATTTTGCACAGAGTACCCTACGAATGATGGATATACAAACTTAGTACCTAAAGAGATACTATGCTGACCTATACTGTCTATAATAGACACAAATAGATCTTCTGGGAAGACTCCTGGTATATCAGATGATATATTATTAAATGTTACAGAATCTTGTATAGTAAGATCAAGACCTGTATTAGTGTTTCTAGATAAAATTGTAGAAGAGCCTTCAACAATAGCCCCTGATATTACAACATCCGTAACAGACCCAACTTCTACTACTTTAGGCGTAGTAGTATAATTAAGTTGAGATGGTACATAAGGTACATAATCTATAGTGTAAACTATCTTACCATCACTAGTAGTTTGTGTTACTTTTATACTATCACCTCCTACTATCGAAAGCCCGTCTTTTATTTCCTTATTACCTATAAATGTAGGTATTGCTGAACAACCATTAATCATCTGACTGTGTTTTATATGTTTCAATATGCTCTACTATACGTTGAGCTTCTATATAATTCCCTTGGCACCACTGGTAATAAGATCCGTGTGTCAGTGTACCTACTTGGTTAAGTAACTTTTCAGCGTTTATAACCTCAGAGTTATGACCTCTGTCTGTAGATGTCTGCATATATAGTCTTACAAGATCACTAGTAAGTTTTCCTTTAAGTGCTATACTATTGTTAAGACTGAATATATCAATAACATTTGGAACTATTGTTTTCAGATAATCTGAAGAGGATGAATCATTCTCTATATTACTTCCATCTATTTTAATTACTTTGTTTAAAGATTCATTAAAATAAAATGTATCGATACCTAAAGGAATAGTGGAGATTAGTGCTGCCTCTACATGGTAATACCCATCAACTAGGATCGGAACCTCAAAATCAGTTGTACCTACAACTACTTCAGAAGTCTGCACCAATGTAGGACCAGCTGTGCTATTATACTCAGCCTTTATAGCTATTCCCTTTCCAATAAGATCTTCCTGAGATACATCAAGCTTAAATATAGCTACTGTACCTTCCGCATTTTCTCCTATTTTTATTAAACTCATATGTGTTAATTTTAGTTTTTACAAAATTAAAAAACCTTTCTAGGTTTCGCTAGAAAGGTACAAATTATTTATGATACTTTATTAATACTTATCCATATACCTAATAGCATTATTAAGGTGCTCTTTAGATAACTGATTTCTATTCTTTACAAATAAATCTACTAACTCATGGTATAATTTAGAGTCTCCTTCTCTAGGCCCTTTTTCGTATACTTCAGATGTTTCCCCAGTAAGTCTAGAAAATACTTTTAAAACTCTAGCTAAGAAAGCAGAAGATGCAGCAGGATTTTGTATAATTCCTAAAGCTGAAGCAGGGTTGTAGAAGAATGTTGATTCTTTATATACCCTAGCAACTGTATATTGCATCATTAGTTCTCCAATACTTTTTTCATCGTCATCATCTGTTCCACCTAAAGCAGTAGCAGCAAGAATTAGAAGCAGTGTAGCAGTAATCTCAGCAGTCATTCTTCTTAGGTTAGCTTTCTCTCTAGCTGATAAAACAGTAGAGTTCATTACTGTCATCAGTGCAAAGTTTTCATTCTTTAGACGTTTAATAAAGTTGCCGAGTATTCTAGCACTATCAGAGTAGTACCCAGCTCTATCAGCGTCTAGAAAATAATTTCTTCTATTCTTACCCCATCTTCTTTCTATACCAGGAGCAATCCATTTTCTGAATTGATATACCATATTCATCAAAGCATTTCTTTGAGCTAATACTTCAGTATCTTTACTATAGTTACCGTGCATTTCTCTGTTCAAAGCTCTAACCTTCCTAGACATCTTACTTCTTTCGGCTACAGAATATTTAACAAGATCTCCTTTATCGTTCTTTATATATACATCTGCTATTTCTAATTTATTAGTTTTCTTGTTAACTGAATGAGCAGATAGTACAGTACCTATTTCTTTACCAGTTTCATCATAAGTTTTAATATGCTGCATCACAGCTAGAGCACTTGTAGATTGTAGCAAGTGCTCTCCAGAACTTTGTAATGCAAATGCAAGACTAGTTCTACTTATCCATTGCCCAACGCCAGTACCAGTTGTCTTTAAATCTGTACTACCTTTTTCAGCAAAATTACCTAAGAAATCATACTCTAAATTCATATGATTTATGATACAGGTATCTTCTCTATTGATTACGTCAGCTAGTGTATTTCCAAAGTTCTTAGCATAAAATGCATTAGCTTTTGCGTAATCTTTTGAGTTATAGAACTCACCAGCTGCCATTTCTATCATTTGGTTGAATTGACCTTGTATTATATTTACAGTCCCAGCTAATACATTTCCTCCTAATATTGTAAAGGCAGTACTAGTTCTAATCTTCTCTAGTATCTTATCTGAGCTTATTTTAATGCCTGCTACATTAAACTCTCCTAAAGCATCCCTATGCTTACCGTAAAGTTGAGAATTAATTAGAGCATCTAGTGCTTTAATAGTATTTGATTCAGCACCTGATATAACATCCTTAGGAATGCCTTTTAGTTTAGCTACAGTTCCTTTAATACCATACTGCATTTTAGAGTATTTAGCATTATAAGCTGTTTCTCTTAGAGCCTCTATCTGATATTTTACTGCTTCTTTCTCTTGAAAGTCTATAGCAGCACTTGTGTATAACATTATAGAATGTGCTATATCTAAAGACTTTGCACTATCATATAATCTAATAGCTTCTTTTTCAGCTTGTTTTTCTATCTTAGACAATTCAGAATCCTTTAGATTAAGATTGCCAGACTCTTTAACATACTTTCTTATTAATCTATCCTTTACATTAGAGTCAAATCTTTGTGTAAAGAACATAGGTACGTCCCTAAATAGATTCTTAGCTGACTTATCAACTGTTTGATCTTCATCAGTATTAGATACTTCTAATGACATTTGTACCTTTGTCTTATACTCTAGTGCAATATCTTTAACAGGTTTACCAGACAGTAAAGCCTCTATATTAGATTGCATTACTGAAGGTATTCTATAACCTATAGCATCTTTATTATATAATCCTTTCTGACTGTTAATAAAAATATCATCTATTACAATATCGTAGAACTCTTTTTGAGCTTTAGTTAAATTGTTATACCAAGCATTAGTTACTCCTCTAGCATTTGCTTTCTTTTTAAAATGCTTCTCCCCTTTAATATCTTCTATAAAAGTTTCGAATAGTTTCTTAGGTGACATCTTTTCACCCTGTTCCTTAAGTAAATTCTTCTGTGCTTCATAGATTCTATGTGTAGTATCTATCTTTCTCCTTCTGGCTGACTGTGTCTGTTCATCTAATAACATAGCTATTCCAGCTAGGATAGGATTCTTAGAGTCTTGTAATGTCTTTAACTGAGCGTCATAACTATCAATATCTGTAAAGTGTCTTGCAGCAGCTTCTATAACATCTTCAGTTTCATTAAGTATGTCTACTAAAGCATCCATCCCTACTGTATCACCTAAAGAAGTATAAGCAGCTTTGATATCTCTAGTTGTATTCATAGAGGAGTGGATCTCTTTTAATTCCTCTTTAAAGGCTTTAGTAAAAGAAGTATCCTCTGATAAGGTTGCTAATAACATTTCAAATTCTTCCAATACTTTAGAATGATGATATAAGTTAGATAGTTGACTTAGCTTGTCTTTATTATATTCATCTTGAGTAACTCCTTTACCTTTTACAAGGTTTTTAATTATCTCTAGAGATTTGGCAGCTTTATCTAGTTCCGTTTTTATACCAGACAGCATAGCTAAAGTGGTAGACTTGTCTGATAAAGATTTTAAACTCTTTCTAAGTTCATGCAGACTTTCTGCTTTTTCAAACTCTTTCTTTCCAATTAGGAAAGATTCTTTTTGTTTAATCAACTTGTCAATAGACTCCTGTAAATCCTCAATCTTTTTAGTCCTTCTAAGAAAAGGTTTTACAAGTTTAGATAATTTACCGCTTTCTTTTAATAAGATTAAATCAGGTATATTAATTAAAGACAACAAAGGTTCACCGTTCTTGTCTGTCTTACTATCCATTAACTTTCTTAAATTCTTTAAAGCATCTGAATCTGTAGACTTTTCTACAGTACTAGCTACTTCCCAGTTACCAAAAGTAGACTTAAAGTCTGCTGTCTTGGTATAGGCCCACATTAATAGCGCAACATCTGAATCACCTATTTCTTTCTCTAATTCTGCAAATAATAGTGAACGCTCCCCATTAGGAGCGAACACTGCATTAAAACTACATCCCATATTTAATCACATTTAATTTCTATTTCACCAGACTTTAACATCTTGTCTAAGTTACGTTTACCTTCTTTTGATAATGACTCTTTTAATACGTCAATAGATTCAAAAGATTCTCTTGCTAAAGTAGTCATATCAACTTTCATATCCAATACTTGTTTTGATGTTTTCTTATTTGCAAAATAACCATTATCTATAGCCTCAAATACTTCATTCATTGTAGGCCTATTAGATAGATAACTTAGCAAACTCTTAAAGAAATTTCTTATCAATGAACTAATACCTTTTCTTACTTTACCTTTAGGTTTTGCATAATTCATAAAAGCATCTGCTAAGAACTCCGTAAGACTTTCGCCTTTTACTGCATACTTGCTAGCTTCTTTAAGTAAAGCATCTCTTTGAGATTCCTTTAAGTATAAATTAAACACTGCATGAAAAGCCTCATGTCTTACTACTTTTGGCATTGCTCCATTTACAATAGCGACCATATTATTATCAAATACGCCTAATGCTTCGGTTCCATACTTAGTACTCATCTCAGCTAAAGATTCTAAAATAGAGATTGGGACATTAGGAAGAACTTTCTTAAACCATTCTAAATCTGTAGTTTGACTAGAGTTGAATAAATTCTTATCAAATAACTTAAAATCTATATTGCCAAAAGGATTACTGAGATCTGCTTGTTCCTGTTCTACAACTATTCTATTATGAAGTAATTTATTAGTCTTCTCTACCTTCTCTTCAACAGTCTTAATCTCTTTCGGTGCACTTTCTACAGGATTCTTTTTCATAAAGGCTGAAAAAGAATCTAATAAATTTTCTCCAACCATTTGACCAGACTCATTAACATTTATAGAGATTGGAGCAGTCTCCTCTACTATTGGTGCATCTGTTTTAACTTCCTGTACATTTGCAAATACCTTAACAAGATTTTCAGTTTTAAATGAGCTACTACTTAACTCTGTCGTTAGAGTTTCTAGTCTACCATTTAGGGCGTTATAGGTGTTACCATTTTTAAGTAGAATTTCTACAGAAGGTGCTTTAGTATTTGGATCCGATAGAGAGTTTTGCAAAGTATTAGATAAAGATCCAACTATCTGTTCTATAGTCGCAACATTATTCTCTACTAAATTTAATATTACAGGAGAGGTTACAGCTATCTGTATAAGATTTTTTATAGTGTCATCAGACTCTAATCTTGTTTTGATAGTTGAAAGATCTTCAATTTCCTGACCGATCATTCCTACTATAATATTATTTGCTATATCACTAGGCAATGTACCATCATGAATAGCCTGTACTATTATTTTAGAAAGACCAGCCTCTATTAAAGCATCTACCATAGACATATCCTTACTTAAATCAGAGTATTTCTTATATACTGCACTGTACCCTTTAAGTTTCGATAGAGACTGTAAGAAATTATTACCTGGAGTATCCATTAGATTAAGTAATGTATTATCTAATGCCAATGCCATCTCTCTATTAGCAGTAGAAACTACCACCTCACCTTTAGCACTTTTCTTAACTTCTGTAACAGTTTTCTTATTGCCTCTTGACTCTATCTTACTTGCTACTTTTGGATCTGTTATCTTTACCTTGAACTCTGGGTCTGCATATATATCACCTCCTGGTACTATATTAACATGTAACCAATTTTCTATTATATCCTTAGAGTTTTCTCTTATTGCTTCAGGATTTATTAACATGTACCTAGTGTTTAAGGCTTCCATAATAGCCTCTTTACCAGTAATATTCTCTCTTATACTTTTACCAGTACCTACTTCTTTTCTATTATATTGTAGTTTAGGTACAATATATTTACCTTCCGAATCCTTTGTAGGATTAGTAGCAACTAATTGGAAATACGTAGGTGACCCTGTAACACCGTTAAATTTAATAAGACTTGTAAGTTCAGAAGTATCACCTACCATTCTCTTATAAACATAATCACTCCACTTATAAGATACACCTCTATAATCAAACTTTTCATTTGATTCTTTAGATGTTATAAGTTTAACAGCTTCTCTCTCTGTTACACCTCTATCTGACATTATACTATTTACAGTAGCAATAAATTCAGTATTCAATTCATTTACTAAAGTTTCTACTGTATCATAAATATGTTCAGAAGCAGTCTTATTACCTACCATCACTTTACCAGCAGTCTTAGTAGTAACTGCTAATGGTACTAATGCTCCAGAAGGTGATACTGTTAACATCCATGTACTGCCAGTAGATTTTCTCATCTCTGGTGTAATATCTATAGGCTCAGGATACATCTTACCATCAGCATCATGCATAAACATTGATGTTGATGCTGTACTGTTAGCAGTCTCTGAATAAAAGTTACCAATGAACACTGTAGGCTTTCCATCTACTTTTGGCAAGTTATTGTCACCTAAATTATTTAAAGGAGTCTCCATTCCTAGTACTTTTATAATATCAGAGGACCTACTTTGTTTTGTATATGTAACCTCTACTTTACCTGAGTCCTTTACAGCATTTACTAATTGCTTGTTATCTGTAGTCTCTTCTAATACAGATATAACTTTACCAGAAGAGTCCTTTAATAGGATTACATTTTTTCCATTGTGCTCGGTCAATTCTAAAGTTCCTTTAACAGAACCAGCAACTTGCTTACCTTTCTTATTTAGAAGTGGTTTACTAGCAGCAGTATGATCTATTAAAGAAGAAGACTTTATTTTTGATTCAGTAGGAGTAGCTAAGAATAAACCGCTACTTTCTCTACTTTCATCAAATCTATCTGCTTTGATAGTAACCATTCCACTGATTACTTTAGTATCTACTTTAGGAGTTTCTTTAACTTCTGTAGCAGTTTCGATAGGCTTTTCAATCTTTTTAGTTAGTAGTCCAGAAGGAGCAGGAGTAGTTTCTTCCTTTTCGGTCTCCTCAGTTTCTTCAACAACATCTTTTTTATTTAATCTTTTAACGTGTTTATCAAAGTTCTTTTTAAGTTTTTTATTGCCTAAGAAGTTCTTACCAAAAGCGGATTCAAAAGCAGCTTCTAGTTCAGTTTCATCAATAGCCTGTTCAAATATAGGTTGATTATCTTCTAGTTTATCTTCAGTAACTTGTTCTATAGTTTTACCTAATTCATCTCTAAGTTGCTCTCTACCTTCTTGAGTTTTAAATAATTTAGCTACTCTATTAGCTTCTTCTATAGACTTATCTCTAAAACCAGAAGTAGTAGTCATTTCTGATAATGTAGACACTTCTGAACCTATTCCCAATCCAGGATAGATCTCCTCTAGATATGCCTTCTTTGAGTCAAAGGATTCAGATTTAGTTTTAGACAAAATGTCCTCTATACCTCCTTTATATACAGAATTAAATATATCAGCGACATCACCACTACTAAGTTTCCTACCTTCCTTTTGGGCTTTTTTTACCTCTGAAGTTAGATGCTTATTTGCTTTGATGTAGATATCTTTTGTCTTATCTATCAGATCTTCAATAGCTTGTTTATCATAATCAGACTTATTTATTAAATCTTCTTTTATCTCTTTATAAGATTCCTTACTCTTTTTATTAAGCCTATTTACCATTTTAGCAGTTAATGAAGCATTAAGTACTTTCTTTACTGCTAGGTCCTCAATAGCATTATCATAAGAATCTGCATATTTAGCAATAGTCTTCTTAGCAGCTTCTTGTTCTTCCAAGAAGGTAGCTCTATCATTGTTATAAGATTGTCTCTCTTCTGGAGACATCTTAGTTTTATCTTTAACCTCAAATTCCTCAGTTAGCTTAGCTCTTGCCTCATCTATTTTTGTCTGCACTTTTTTAGAGGTTCCATAAAGTCTTCCAGCAGAATACTGTCTTATTGCATTATCTGCAACATGAGATCTCATCTCTTCATTTGCATCTTTAAGAATAGACACATATTCTGTAAGATTTTTTCTATACTCTTTTACATCTTTAATGTCTTCATTACCAGTTTTAATTTCTTCATCAGTCTTCGATAATATATCTTCTGCATCTCTTATACCTCTTTCAATATTACCTTGAGATACTGAGTTAGATACATTAGCTATTATACTTCCATATGTGTTAATATCTTTTAAGTTAGGGTTTAGAAGAGACTGCTTAACTGTATTGTTATAAGCGGTATCTGCTATCTTTGCCATAGACATCTGAATCTCCAGGTTTTTAATTTTATTAGCATTACCCCCTTTTACTTGGTTAATTACTTTACCTCCACCTCCAAATAAAACTCCGCCAAAAGCTCCTAATACTACAGCTTCCGCAAACCCATCCTCTGCTGTAGCCCTATCTATAGTAGAGCCTAAACTTTCATAGTTGGCTAAACCGTGTTCGGCCATCGTATTTTGCATAGACCAAGCATTCGTAATATTTTGATAGCCTTCTTCTAGTCCCTCAGATATACCAACACCTCCTAACTCTCCCAAGCCCATAGCCCATCTTCTAAGACCTTTAGAATTTGCTAAGTCTTTTTCAAGTTTCTTCATTGAGTTTACAGCTGCTTTTGATCCTTTGGATACTTTAAGCATTTTACTTATTGCAGATAGCTGTACAAAATCTTGTAACATCATTGGAGCGTTTGCTATATAATTACTTCTACCAGCCTCTCCAGCAATTTCATTTTTTTGGTCTTCTGTTAGCTCACTTGATTTTTGTTTAGATAAGTCTATTACAGTGCCATCTTGTAATTCATAGATACCATTAGTTATCTCTCCAGAATCTAATTGCTGTTTCATAGCAGCTACAGTACCCATAGCCTCCATTTGTGATTCTATGTGTCTAGTTATAAGAGTTTGTCCTAGCATGTTAGCATTTGCTAAAACCTTAGAAGGGTCCATCTTTAAAACTTTGGCAAGCTTTAATATTTTATTACCAGCACCTAAAGATTTTCCTAATAGACTAAGACCTTTAGTAGCAGCCATTCCTGGAACCATTATTGTAATTGTACTAGCCATAGTTCCTGCATTCTTAGCCCAAAAGGAACCTGATAAGAAATTTTCGTCTCTAGCTGAGTAAACCTCACCAGATAAGTCCTCCTTAAGTGATGATAAGTATTCAGCAGCCCAGTTAGTATAATTTGTAGACTCTCCTGTAAATACCGCACCTATCTCAGGTAAATCAGCTAATCTTGTTAAGCCTTCCGCAGTTCCTAATATTGCTTCTGCACCAAAACTCTTCATACCCTCAATAAGAAGATCACCAGTAGTCTGTGCTTCTGCTCTTTCGTATCCTAACTCCTCTTGAGAGATCGATTCAAGTCTTGTAGGATCTAAATTTAAATCATACTTAGATTTCTCGAATCTTCCAATACCTGATCCTACATCTCCAGTATAAGTATCTACAAGACTAGTTCCTCTAGCTTGTTCAAAAGATGCTGCTAAGTCTTGTGCAGACATTAAACCTTCTGCTGCATCTATGCTATCATTAGTAGCCTTCTTATCCAAAAAGGCTTGTGCTTTCTTATCAAATCCCATTATCTTCTTTTTGCTTGTTTTAAATAGTTTTGTTGACGCTCACTGAGAACTTGCTTATTTGCCCAAGCAATTAGTCTTACTACTTCTGGATTAACTACTTTTACATCAGCACTCTCAGTATTATCTAGTAACCTCTTAGAGTCTTCTGTTAGATAAGATACAAGAGCACTATTATGTATTGCAGATGAACCATTTTTAGCTAAATACTCAATAGCGTTTATTGCGCTGTTAGCTGCCTTTTCTTTATCACTAAGATCCTTCTCTGCTTTCGTGGATTTTAGATTTCTTAATAATTCTAAAGCACCTGGTTTAGGGGTGATAAATTTAATAACAGGTCTTTCTCCTCCAGGAGTAGAAACTGACCCATAAGTTTCTCCAGTTACTGGATTATATCTCATAGTTCCTTCGTTACCACCAAATTCAAATTTAGCTGTACCAGCTTCTCGTGCAAACATGGCCCTACTTGTCACAGAAGCTAATTTATTATTTTCTGAGCTAGGAGGCATAACTAATATCTTAGTCTGTTTTTCATCATCTAATTGAAACATCACTGTTCCATGAGGCATTCCTTTTCCTATATTATTTACCTCTCCTAGATAAGATGCTGATACTTTACCTTTACTCTCTCCTTTATCAGGTGTAGCACTCTTAAGTAATTCTGAGAATTGCTTAGCTGTTAGACGTTTACCAGAAGAGTCTGAATCTGAGTCTCCTGCTATTATACAGGTCTGATTTCTCATTGGACCATTAAGTAGATTTATCCTATTAGTTGCATGTTTAGCATAAGTCTCTTTATCACTTATTAATCCTTCTGGATAACCTATGTGTAGTGTACTTATTATTTCCTTTTGTAACTTTTCTCTAGCAGCAAACATATTCTTTACTCTCTCTTTAGGGGACTCTGCAATCTCTGGTAGATATAATTCACCAGTGCTCGTATCGAATTTCTCAAAAAGAGAAGATTCTAAAGCTTCAAAGTCAGACATAGAGTCGTCTGTGCCTCCTTTTGTTATTATCTTTTTATAAGAGTAATCTTCAAAATCTTTGGTAAGTTCTTCTACATCTTTATTATATTCTTCTATTATATCTTGTGAGGCACCTTTTGTTGTGAATTTTGAATACTTGTCCTTAAGTGCTTTTAGTTTTGAATTTAATAATAAGTCACCTGTCTGTCCTATAGCAGATATTAATTTATTGTTAGTATTGTCTATTAAAGTTCCAGTTGCATTTGTGTAACCTCTTCCTACAAAATCCACAGACTTACTAGCCAAACCATATCCAGCTGTTGCTTTTGGAATTAAATTAGCGTCGGCTCCAAAAGAAACGGAATCTACAATGTCGTCGATCTCTTTAGCTTGTTTTGCTATATTAGCATTAGCATTTAGAGTTCTCTCAGAAGTAAACATATTGATTTTAGAGTCTGTGTCTACATCCTTACCTATACTAAATGGTACACTATTGTAACTAACTTGGGATTTTTGAATAGTAGGTAAAGCTGCACCAGCTCTATCTTTCCTAGCCATTAAATCTTTAGTATAAAGTTGTGGATCTGTTCCAGCTTTAGCCATAGCTTTTAGCTTTAGTGCTTTTCCTTTTGAAATAGCACTAGGTGACCACTCCTTACCAGCTAACATTAACTCGTGTTTAACTTCTACTTCTATATTAGCCATAACCTCTTCATCATGACTTAGCAGTGTTTCTATTTCATTTATTAGACCTTTACCTTTATATTCAAATCCGTTCCAGTATTTAGCATGGGCTGCTTTAGCATATTCGAAAGCTTTCTTTTCAATATCTACGTACTTTGGCAAAGCTGCTGACTCATACCCAGATACTATATTTCCAGCAGCATTTAATCTTGTACCAGAATAACTCTTTAAATGATGTAATCCTACTTCATACTCTTTCTTACTAATAGCAGATGCTGCATACCTCTGATCTAATAATTTTCTATCAGCTTCTATATCTTGCTTAACCTTCATTAGACTGTTTAATCTAACATCGGCTCCTACTTTCATAGTAAGTTCCTTAGCCTGAGAAAGTAACTGTGAATAATCCCCATTAGCATCAGTAACTAATTTATCCATGTGAGTTCTATACTCTTCATGAATTTTATTTGTTTGCTCTTGATCGGCATCGGCAACTACATTTGATGACATTCCTATATCTGTAGCACCAAACATTTCTTTAGCTGTAGAATATGTAGCCTGTTTCTTTTCTATCTGCTTAGTCATAAAATCAAGAGGTAAACCAACATACTTGCTGGTTACCTCTTTAGGTTTTGGTTGTGCAGAAAATCTATTTATAGCCATATACTTTATCGTTTATTATTATCACAAATATAGCTTTATTTACTGAAATCTTTTCTCTTTTTAGCTTTAATGCTAATATCTGGCATCTTTGGTATCTTACTGTACTTAGCTGCTTTACCTTTTGTTGTTAATTTACCACTATCATCGACCACCACATTAGGATTATTAGACTTAACCATCTCCAACATTCGTTTATCTCTTTTGGCATTAAGTTCATCTGTAATCTGTTGGTTTCTAATTCTATTCATGTCAGATATTGCTTGATCTTGATAAGCCCCAGAAGCTGCACGATTCTGTGCATCTAGCTCGTTATACTTATTTACAAGTTCTAAATTAATAGCCTTAACTCTTGATTTCTCTCCAACATTCCTAGCTTTAATCTGGTCAGCTCTAGACACTTCCGCAACATTAATAGATGTCATCGCTTTCATCTTATTAGCTACACTAGCTCTCTTATTAGCCAGAGCAACTCCAGCATTACCGCCAGTCATTCTATCTATGTTAGAAGACTCTATTTTAGAAGCATCCATGACATCTTGACGTACTTTGGAAGATCTATCCTTATATTCTATTTTGTCTGGAGATAGAAAATTTCTAGAAACAGTTTCAGGTTTTTTTAAAGATTTTCCTAAAGTAGCAATAGAGCTGGTATAGTCTAGCGCTTTACTGATATTGGTCCTGCCAGCTGCATCTTCTTTATTAGCATACCCTTTAGCTTTTCCAAAGACATCTTTAACTACAGCTCCGAATTTAGCTTTAGGTTTACCTTTCAGACTCATTTCAGGTAACTTATTTTTAATCATATCTAATTTATTATTATCTTTTGTTTTTAATGCTGCAACTACCTTTTGTCTATCTTTCTTTGGGAATACCACATCTCCTTTGTCAGCACTGTATTGTATGCCTCCTTCCTCATGAGTTGGCCCACCTTTAAAGTCAGCCTTTACTTTATATTTCCCATTTATCTTTTTTGCTACAATCTCATCCCTCTCAACTTCTAGATTTGGTAGTAATACCTTTTTAGTACCTTTTCTCATTACAGTACCTTGTGTATTGTTTCCAGAAGTTATAAGATCCTTTCCTTTTTCTTCTAGACCTGTAAGATACTGGGTTCTAGCTCTTTTTCTTAACTTGTCTGCATACCTTCCACTAGCCCCAGTTAATAAATTTAAACCCGGTACAAAAGTACCTAATTTATCTCCAGTGCTAACATCCTTATTAGTCATTACTTTTAGTGGATTAAATGCTCCACCTATTGCAGCATTAGTAGAAGCTTTCTTAGTATTTATAAATCCTCTACTATCTACTCTTTCTGACTTTTCTTTTATAGGCTCGCCTATAGCATCTCCTACAGCTGTAACTCCTTTTATAACTCCTCCTATTACAGGTACCTTTCCAACACCTTCCATTACAGCATTATACTGACTAGCACTTTGCTGTGCTTTAGCTCTCTCATCTGCTTCTTTAGCACTACCTGTAATACTAGCCATAAACGCACCATTTTGTGCTTTAGGTAATTTCTTTTTTATAGTTATCTTTTTCATTTTAATATGTATTTAATACTACATCTGTTTTATAGTCCTCTAAGGTACTAAAGGATTCTTTATCATTCTCAAAATCAATTGAAGTTGTTATAAAAGATCCTGTCATCTTTGCTTTAAATTGTCCTAAATAATCTATAGATCCGTCTTCTTCCTTTCTATCTACAGGTATTGCTAATCTATAGTGATCTTGTATTTTATTAATATTCAATATATCATTTTGAAACACTGTATCAATAAAAGAAGTTACTATATTAGGTATAAGTATTCCAGTGTCTTTATAAGTATTAAAGAACCTAAAATTCTTAAGTTTTACTTTATTAGTATTTACTTTATGTATACTTGGTACTTTATAATTATTTAATTTAAATCTAGTATTTAAAAATTCGTAATTCTCCATATTAGAATTAGAAGTTTGAATATTTAATGAGAATGTAATATTACTGTCCCCATTAATTGATCTTAATGCACTCTGATATAGTTCATCTGTTTTTATTAAATACTTATTATTTATTAGGTATAGTGTATCATTTCCTACATTAATTATAGATTTAGGTCTATAAGTGTGAAAGCTAGAAAAACTATTAAGCTTCTCGTCATAGCTTAATGTCCAATTATCATTAGATATATGTAATGTATTATTACCAGTGCTATAACCTATAAATAAATTACTATTCTCCTTTAATAATCTAGAAAGAGAATACTTACAAGTATCTGCTCCTAAAGGAACTAGAGAATCTGTAAGCTTTAGGATACTTCCATTTTTCTTGTCTATGAAGAAATACCCAAAAGGAGTACTCACTGAGTGGCTGTGGTCGATACATCCTGTATAGGAACCCTTGGAAGTAGCCATTTCAAGTGCAGGTCTATTAAACAATCCTCCATTACCTAAGTATACTTCTCCTAAAGAAGATGACTGAATTACAGCATCATTTACAAAACACCTCCAAAGAGTGTCAGCTGTATGAGCGTATAAGGTATTATTAGTTGAGAATATATTTGTTATATCTCCTCTAGATACATTTAAATCAGTGTAGTTATTTACTAAGAAGTTTCTATAAGAGTCTACAGAACTTCCAGAGTTTTGAACATCTGAATATATAATGCGTGTACCAAATGTACTAACGCTTTCAATATCTTCTGTAGGTGTAAACTTAGGTTCTATAACATTCTGAGCAGAGTACTGTTTATTGTATGCTGTAGGATGGCCCAATTCACCAGAATAATTAAATAACCCGAAAGGATCAGTCTTACTTAACATTTGAGTGAAGTTTGGGTATAGAGGAAGAGTACCTTCTATACCACCTTCTGCATTTATTTGCTTAAAGTATTGAAGATCATAATTAACATTAGACTCTAAGGGTAAATAGTATAGATTTCTTGAAATTAATTCAGGAGTTCTAGCCTCATTAGTATTCCAATAAAATCTATAGATACTTGTTTTAGAAAATATACCAACTTTATTTATAAAAGTATCTCCACCGAATACATTTATTGATGTAGAATCAGATGTTCTAATATCTGTTAAAGGATCTATTCTAGCTGTACCAAAGAGTACTGTAGTGATAGGTAAATACTCCTTACTGCTTATAGCTCCATAATAACCAGGTCTAGAAGTTTTTAAATTATAAACATCTACTGGAATAGAGTCATCCCACAGTTTAACTATGTCTGTATCACCAGAATCTATATCATGTACAAATTCTATTGTAGATCCTATATAAGAAGTAGGAAAGTTTCCATTTGTTTTAAAACACATCAATGGGCCAGATCCAGTACCAGATTTAATAGGTTCTCCTAAACCATTTATAAATGCAGAAGAAGTATTAGCAGGTATATCAGCAGAACCTAAAACTTCAACAGTTTCAGAGTCATTTAAATTACCACTAGTACTAGACACATCTAATAGATTCATTAAAGGAATGTCTTCATATCTACCAGCATTAGTTAGCTTATATTTCGCTGTATAAACTGCTACCCTTTCAAGTATAGAAGCATCACGTTGCATATCAGTGAATATATAAGGTTCTGGTGTTAATATACCTAATAGGCTTCTATTTACATCAGTTTCTTTTTTATTAACACGAGTACTGCTTCCATCCCTAACTGTATAGTTAACTGAAAGACCGCCAGGAACTGGAGTATGAAACTTATCTTTCGAATCATCTTCGATCGTCCAAAAATGCTGACCTATACCTTGAGATAGTATAGTTTCTTTTCCCTTTCTACTCTCACGAGTTATAGTGTAACCGTCCATCTGAGAGCTTATCTCTTCTGGTATTACTACTGTAAAGTTGAGACCTAATATGTTAATAACCAGTATACCATTAGCACTAGAACTATCTATCACAGGACATACTGACTCTGTTGGCATTCTATGATACTTTATAGTATTACCAGACAGTGCCCCAAAGTAGTCAGGATATTTAAGCCCAATTCCAGAGGTTTCTGCTACACCTAAAGTACCGTCAGCTAGGGCATTTTGATTAGTTCCAATCGCTGGTATATGATAAGTATTTAAAGCCACTCCTCCTACTATTGGTGTAAACCCAAAAGAATATACCTCGCCTCTTCTGTATCCTACTCTTCTGGCACAGTCAATAGGATTCTTATAAATACCTTCGTGTATACCTGTTTCTAGAACATTGTTCTCTCCATTAAAAGCATCTCCTCCAGTCCTTGCTATTCCAGTAGGAACAGTATAATCAGAATCATAGTCAAGTAGTTCACCAGAAAAAGAAAATGTATCTGTAATACTCTTCTTGTATTTAACCCATTTTACAGAAATACTATTAGCTATGTTCTGCCATTTAGAGTGTTCTATATCTTCTGATGTTGACAGGTTACCTAAGAACAGTATATTATCTTTTGTTCCTATAGTTTTTGCAGTTTTGTAGTTTACGCCACCTCCTAATATTTCTTCTACAGGTATAGATTCTGAATCAGTTTCCTGAGCTGTATACTCTATTGTAACTGAACTTCCTTTAATCTCTACTTTATTTAGCGCAGTCATTTTTGGAACGTTGCTATCACCTATATAGGTAAAGACAACTGGCTGGATATACTTATACACAGAAGATACTCCACTTATAGTAGCTGTTATCCTCTTATTTGTTTTAGTTTGTGGTAAGTCCCCAGTAACACCTCTACCAACACCTGACCCTTTGAATATAGGAATTGGGCTAGTAAAAGCTCCAAAATTAGAGCTATTACCAGTATCAGTTACATACCTTGCACCTATCATATATATACCAGAAGGAATACTACCTCCTTCAGTTACTGCTTCAAGTTCAGTTACTGTTGGAGCAGCCGTTACAAATAATCTAGTCTCTTCCTCTTCACTATTATAAGTTTTACCTAAGTAGTGTACTCTCGGTACGTTGTAGTAATCTAGAAAATAAAATGTAGGTTGACCAGTATAGGTAGCTTTTACTATAAATTTAGTATAACCACTATTTAATTTTATTGTAAGTAACTCTCCTACTTTAGTGAGTTCCCCTAAAATGTTATTACCTTCAATATGCTTATACTCATATATTCTAATACCTGTATCAAGTCGGGTAACTATAAAATTTCTACCATTTAAATAGGCATCCCCAGCAACTGTTTCTCCTTCAGGTATACTTACAGAATCCACAAATGGTTTCTCGGTCCTAACTTTTCCTGTAATATCCCTTGTTATGTTAATAGCATTTTCATAAGTACCTGGAATAGTTTCAGAACCTACAAAGTCTAAAGCTAGACCTTTACTAAAATCTTGTCTAATTTCCATATTTATTGTATCTCTCTTTGTAGAATGTATCTACATAGTCAACTGATTGTTGCTCTTGTAAAGGTACTATTCTTGTTATAATATTATTTATCCTTTGCATTTGATCTGGAGTAGGAATGTAAGTCTCTGCTCTAGCTTGTCTACAATAGGAGAACCATTGCTGTTGTGCGTATTGATGAGATATCTGCTTATTTGGTAAATTCCCCTGAAGAGCTAGATACATACAACAACACCACATTAAAGCTTCTTCAAATGCAGGGCTATCTGGTATCTTAGGGTACCCCTCATCGTCTACTGCAAATCTTTTATAAACTAGTGTAACTTCTCCCTCTCTGTCCGCTACTATTATCTTATCACCTCTAGATACAAAATCACTATTATCTATTAATCTTACAGGTAGTATAAGATCTACTGGAAATCTACCAGTATAATCTACAATTTTAATTTTCGCAGAAGTAGTTTCATAGAAATCACCACCTATTTGAGATAGCCCCCAAATACACCATTCTATCATATCTTGCATAGGTATTTCACTCTTACCTACTAGTCCTAATTTCCTAACTATTGCCCCAAGTATGGTTTTCATTGAGGTCATGTTGTTTGTTACCATATTCTCTAGTATTTTATTTTTACTGATGCAGGAAACAATTGAGATTTAACTTTAGCTACACTTGCACAAGCTCTACTAGCTGCTCTACAAGGTTTAAAACTATAGAAACTTCTACCCTTCACTCTGCATTTACTTTTGGACCAATGCCATTTAAGTGACCATCCATTACTATGGTCATTTTCATGATATACTATCTTACCAGTAGTATTAAATATATTGTAATCTAATTGCTTATATTTAGCTTTAAATTTACGTATACTAATACTATTTACATAAGGCAGTTTTACATCTCTACCTTCTAAGCATTTCCTAACTATTTTCTTATTAATAGTTTCACATACTGCTCTAAACTCTTTTAATGTTAGAGTATTATCAGCATCCTCTTTATATATAAGGTATGCGTCATACATACCCTTTTCACCATAACTAACCTTCATTATTTAATATCATTTCCATCATTTATATCATCTTTAGGTATAGATAAAGCTCTAGTCTCAGAACTTAAAAATAGATTTTGCATCTGTGCCATCCAGTTACTAGGAAATGGGTATTCCCAATCATAATATAATTCCTTATTTGTCTTGTTAAAATTTATCACATCTCTTGGAGATTCTGCAACAAGCGTTACCATTACATCATCTAATGCTGTAAGGTCAGGAGTTACTACAAAAATATAACCATCTTTAAAATACCACCTATTAGTATTAGCTGTATATCTTCTGTATCTCTCTAGATTTGATAGTTCAAATGTTGTTCTTAGAAATGGTAAATAATCATCCTTAAGTCCTACAAAAGTTATACCGTCAGAATCTGGAAGAGATATAGGAGTGGGTATTTTTACCTTAGATCTTAACACTACTGTACCATCAGGTGAAGAAAGTACTGGCGATTTTTCCAAATCAACACTATATATAGTCTGTTCAAAACCGCTAATTGGTTTACCAGCGGCAGCTTTCTGATTCGCTAACATAGCTCTGTAGTAATCAACTATAAATTCTATTTGCCTGTTAGTAAGTTTATAATCGTCAGAAGTTATCCCACCATTCTGTAGATTCTTTAGATTATAAATTATTTTAGATAGTATCATATTAAATTTTTTTTAAATATACGAAAAAAAGAGGGTATGTTTAATACCCTCTTTACATTAATCTTATTTTATAATCTTTTAAGTTAAATAACTATCTAAGTAAGTCTCTATGTCTGCATCTGTAGAATCAAATGCAATTACTGTACTTACTGGAGAATCATCTAACTTCTCTGCAAAAGCAGATACTGGTAAGAATGATTCAACTGTATAGATGTCATAAGTCTTAGAATCGTCAGCAATATGTGGAAATAAATCAACTCTGTAATCCATAAGATCTGTTTGTCCCCAATTTGCTTGCGCCATAAATTCAAGTTCTCGTACTTGAATTGGTAGGCCATACCCAGCAAAGCCTTCTTGAATAACTTCTGGTGTAATACCAACAAAAGTCTCGCTAATTGCCATTTGGAATCTTACATACTCATACTTATTAATTGATTTAGTAGGAATTGAAATACCTTCAAATTTAACGCCATAGTTACCAGCTCCATCAGTAATTACTGTTGCAGTAGCATATCTAGAGGGTTGCATATTGAAGTCAGTAGCGATACCTGTTGCAATTTCCAATTGAGTAGCTGTAGCGTCACTTTTATAATTAAAAGTAGTACTAGCTTGTTTAGATGCAATAAGTCTTAACTCATCATTATAAATAAGTCTACCTTGATATGTAGTACTATTAGCTACAGGCAAAGCTCCAGAAGTACCATTATATCCAATGGTCATAATATGAGATGTTGCAGCAGCATAAGCTGTTTTCTGTACGTTTCTTAATTTTGCTTTGTTAATAACGGATGACATAATAAATTCACCATCACCTGTACCCATAGCTACTACAATTTTACTTGTATCAGCAGCTACTGGATTTACTTTATAATTTGCAGCATCTAATACTACAATTTCGCCTTTAGCTAAAGTTAATTCTGTAATATCTTTAGTATTAGCTGCTGTCGCATTTTTAGTGTGAGCGACAATCACTCTTTGTACGTTGTTCATCTTTAATTTGTTTTTAAGTTAATACTCTGAAAACGTGTTACAATATAAGCAAATTTTTTTATTGCTTATTCATATTCTCTAATGTTTTCTTTTTAATTTTATTATCTACTCTAGCATTAGGTATTTTGAAACCTATAAACCATACCAAAGTAACTATAGCTACACAAATAGATAGCACAGTACTTATCTGTACGAGTGTTATATTTAGAAGTATTGTTCCCAATAGGGTAAAGTAGTCTTTAATCATTCTACATATTATAAATTATTTTTATTATTTCCCTAAAGTAGTAAAAGAATTATTAATAGAATAATAGTACTACCACCAATTTTATAAATTACTTTAGATTTCTCGATCTTTTTGTCTTTATATGAACACTCTTCAAGAAGATCATTTGTTTCAGCTATAGCTTCTCTTGCTTGTTTTTCTGATACTTTTAACTGTACATGTAATGTATTGGTTATAGAATCTCTAATAGCCATAGAATTATGTAAATTCTTAATTAAACTATCAGTGATAATTTTCTCTGCCTTTAATACCTCATAATCAGAATAAACTATATTAGCTATCTTTATTTGATATAAATGTACTGTCTTTAAAGAGTCTCTCTGTCCATTCATCGAACCATACAGAGTGTACGGAGTTACCAATAAGCATAATAGAATCCCTAGTAGTTTTACTACTTCTTTTAAGTTTTTCATACTCAAGTATTTGTTTATTTAGTATACTATCTAAATCAGACTTCACTACTAGTAGGCTGTCATACTTTCTTACAAGTGTATCTTTGTATACAACTCGCTCAGTAGTTACCTCTACTACTTTAGGGGAATAAATAAGTTTCCACAAAAGTAGAAGTATAAAGAGTACTAGTACTGCTATACTAAAGTTCTTCATCTGTAAATAGTTTAGTAACTGTCTTAACAATCAGAACAACTGAAGTGATTCCAAACACTAACCATAGCTTTGTAGTATCTCCAAAAGGAGCTTGGGTAACTGCAAGTTGCCATAATGGTAAAGAGTATAAACAAGTATCAGCGATTCTTTTTAAAGTTATTGGAGTTCTTTTATTGAAGTTGCTTAGCTTCATTCCTCTATTTTTCTTTTCTGTCATAACCTATAATTATTAATATTAAACCTATTATAGCTAAATAGCCATAAGTTACATACTCTGAGTTTTCTGTGATTATTTTAAACATTACAGCTATACCATATAAACATCTTAGAGATCCTACCAATAAGGCTACATTTACAAATTTCTTTATATTAGCCTTACTAAAATTTCTAATATACAGTAAAAGAAATAGAGTAGTTAAACTTTCCTTCATAAAATATATAGCATTCCAAGCGTCATTGTCGCTTGAAAATGCTACATAAATTACTGTAACTAATAACCATATTAGTACACCGTTCTTCATACTTATACCTTTACTGGAGGTTTAGTTGGTGCTACTACTTTTTCTCCTTCTTCAATCTCATTCTCTTCGTTCATAATTTGAATTTATTTAATTAATATTTCTTTTGCTCTGTAAAAATAATACTTATATTTTTTATTTCTATGTTAGTTAATGTAGCGCTAGATTTAACATAGAGTTCAAATATATTATCTTTATCAACAGACATTATATCTGTGTTTACTATAGTCGCGAAAACTGAAGAGTTAGCGAAACCATAATCAGTACTTTTAAATAACTCTCCATTTTTGTATAGTGCTAAGGTAATTGTACATGGTTTATTTACAGACACTAAAGCCCTGCCTATATATAAATACCTACCTGACACATTAGCTGTTAGATGGTTATTAGTAGTTGACACCCATCCTGTGTTTAAAGGGGTTTCGTCCCAAACGCCACCAATCTTGTAGTATTGTTCATCAGTAGTCGCTACTACTGTATGTCCTGTAGACATCATTGATTCTCCAACATTAGAGTCCAATTTAATATAATCAAATGTATCCCACTTAACCCAAGTACTGGAAACATATTTCTCTAATATAATTGTACCAGTTTCATCAAAATGTTGCCAGTAGTCTCCTTCATTAGGTGATGATAGTGTTCCTCCATTAGAGCTCCAATAACTTTCAGACAATGTAGGAGGAATCACACCAGAAGGATTTACATCTAATAATAATGGTAAGCCTGTCAGTGCGTCTATATAAATTCTATGCGCCATTATAGATATTTTAAGTTTAATTTATTACTCCAAGACCCTATAGCTACCCTAGCTAACTCCTCTCCAGTTGTATTATCAGTTCTAATAATATACCACTCCAGTGATGTATCGAGTGTACCTGGTTTTGATAGTCCAGTATAAGTGTAGTCACCTATTACAACAGAAGCCCTTCCAATGAACCCCTCTGGAACCCCTTTTTGAATTGCATTTACAATTCTAGTAGTGTCATCCATATTTATTTAATTTTAAAAATTTCATTTATTTGTGGTTGGGTTGCCATTCTAGGCGACTCCCACGTATCCAGTATTAAAGTTACTGCTGCGTCTATCACATCATCTATAAAAGCTAATTTAACAACACTAGTCAGTGTAATCTCTTCTGGCTTCTTTAGGTAATTAAACAATATCTTAGTGACAGTGTTACCTGTGCCAGCATCTGACTGTATATAGTTGTCAGAAAAGAACGACACAGGCTCTACTTCGTTAGGTTTATTGAAAGGATCAGAATAAACTTCTCCTAAATTATCTATCTTTTGTAGCTTAGGTGTGTGTGATACTGTTTCAGAATTATCGGCTCGTTTTATTATTACTGAATGCCTCACATGAAACAAGTAGTCACTTGGTAAAGGAGCTACTCCATTTACAGCATTTATACTAGCAGTAACTACCAATGAGTTTAACTCATCGGTAGAATACTGATTTTTTTGAAACCCTTCTCTGTCATTAGAGGCTATACCTCTATTAATATTAAAGAAGTATTTTTCTTTAGTTAACTTTAAGGCAGCCTTATTGAGCATAAGTAGGACCACCTCTGGTTGAATTACTCTGTTCGAGGCTGTGTTTAGTCTATTAAGGTTTACCATAACCTGCAATACTGCGTCCTTTCCAGTCATATTACTTTAATTCTAATTTTAATTGTTCTGTAAATGTTTTATCCTCTGCTAATTTCTCAGCTGCTTGTGTAATAGAATAACCTAAGATATTCTCTCCATGCATTACTACTCCTTCATGGGTAATAGAAACAATATTCTTATTTAAGAACTTTCTAAGTAGCACAGTGTACTTTAATAGTTTATTATCAATAAAGCTCATAAACTTATTGTAATCTGATTCCATTAAATCGCCTAATTTAGCTTCTACTCCATCTTCAGTAAGTGTTGTAGGATCAAATCCATAAGCATATAGCATATCAGATCTCTGCTCTAGCGTTAAGTTTTCAAAAGCAGCATTGGCTTTACGTCGTGCTCTACCTCTTTCATTCTCTTTCTTAACTACTTCTTCCTCTACATATAGAACATAGATAGCATTAGCATTTACATTCAAGTCATCTATACCAACTGCAACTTGTGGTTGTGCTTTAAGGAAGTTGATATAGAGATCTTCTAATGGATCATCTGAATTAAGCTCCATTACCTTACCATCTACTTTAATACAGAACATGTCCCAGTATTTTGAATTTGGTGCTAACTCTCCAGGTTTTAAATTTAACTTCTGTTCAAATAGTTTCTCTGTACCAGGAATTTTAACAGTCCTCCCTTTATCATCTTTACCTTCTGTGTCGCAAGTTAAACCTGTATTAGGTCTACCATGTTTATCAATAGAAGGTCCAATAGAATCTTTACTTCCTCTGTACTTTAATTTTTTGACCCAAGGGTCCTCTCTTACCAATCTAAACTTGTAAATCATATTTAATTAATTTAATTTCCTCAAATATACAATAATTTCTAGTAACAATAAAAAAAGAGTTGCAGTTTTTAGTCTGCAACTCCTGAAATTAAATATTAGATATAGTTGTTGATTGATCTTCTCTAATTAAGATACTAGTTCTTAAAAATTACCGCCTACCATTACCAATTCTCCGCATGATGTAGGATCTTGTACTTGAATACCGATCTCTGCAAGCATATGAACCTTGTAACCGTCGAATCCAGAAGAACCCATAATAGAGATTGACTTCTTAACTCCAGAAGGAGACATAGAACCGCCCTCATACCACATTACAGTCTCACTATCTCTTTTGGCTACTTTACGAATATTAGCTTTACCATTGATAGTGCCAAAGTTCATGAAAGTGATACGGTAAGACTCAATTGGACGACCTGATACAGGGTGTAATTTGCGGTTACGAATAGTATCGTCATAAGGAGCAAATTCTTTCATTGCCAAGTTGATACCATTAATAAACTCTACACGTTTATAATGACCAGTTAGTAACAAGTCGGAACCAGAACCTCCAATAAACTTAGTATCGTTCACCGTAATACCCATAAGAGCAGTATACTCCTTCATGGCTTTACTGAACTCAGACATACCCATTTTACCAGTTAAGCCTACAAAGTTATGATTACCACCACCTTGTGAAGCATTATAAGAAAGCTCCATTAAGAAATCTTCTAATAACTCATAAGTAAGTTTAGCATAGAAACGCTTATTTGCTGGACTAATTTGTTGACGGAAACCAGCACCAGTATAAACAGGTCTTTGGTTTTCACCCATTAATTTGACTCTACCTTGTGCATCAGAGTTATAAGTAGATATCAAAAGCATACGGTCAATTTCTTGATACCATTGTGCCATAGCAGTCCACTCTAACAATTGAGTAAAATAACGTGTTTTCTTAGAACCGTCTGGCGAATATAGTTCGATAACCATAACATCAGTAGCAGCAGAACGAGTAATGCTATATTGCTTACGAATAGTAGTAAGTCTATTTTCCAGAGTCATAGGAGCTTGGAAGTCTGTTCCACCTCCGTCAGTTGATCCTTCAGAAACAGTAGAATAGTCTTTAGAGAAAGCACCACCTAGGTTAAAGTTTGAAGCAGCATACCATTTATCATTATCTGCTAGAGTAGGTACAATAGTATAAATAAAATCAATACCATTACTACGAACTGCTTGTACACGGTACTGGTTACCATCGTTATCTACAATGTTATCAGTAACTTTGAAAAAGTCTTCTGCAAAACGAACCATAATAGGTGTTTGTCCTTTACCAGGATTCGCTGTAATATTTATTGGTGCTCCAGAGATTTCAATAACACGACCATCTTGCCCATGAAGGTCCCACTTGTACGTATTACTATTAATATACTTAGTATTACCGACACCGCCTGTCAAGGCTGCAATAACACTTTCTCCTGTTGTACCAAAAGCATAAGCAAGAACAGATTCAAACTGTTCTGGTTTTGTTAAGTACAAATTACTTAGGTGAGATGCTTCAGTCATTCCAGTAGGAATAGCTCTCAACTTATGTAATTGTAACGGGCTAACTGTTGTTTGTTTCATTATTATTATAATTTAAAATTTAGTCTTCAATTGTTATCTGTCTATCAAAGAAAGAACCTTCTGGAACTCCTTTACTTTCAGTAACAGTTCTTCTAGTTGTAAGTCCAGTATTGTGTTTTGGATCAGCTTTTGAGAAGAACTTTCTAGTTTCTCTGACAGCTTCTGTCTTAGCCTTTCTATCAACAGTACCTTTATCGACACCTAGATATGACAAATATAAGAGTTTAAGCCTATTTTCCTCTGTATTTTGAAGTTCTGCCTGAGTTTTTCCATCTTTTACTGGCTTAAACAGGAAATCAACAAAACCTTTTTTAGATTCAGGTGTCATATCATATCCTGCAAGTTTGTCTAATTTCATAATATTAGACTTTACTTCATCTACATATTCTGCCTCAGCCTTTAATTCAGCTTCTTTTTGTGCCGCTATCTGAGTCTCTTCAAGTTTACTTAGATATTTCTGTGCGACTTTAGCTTCTTTCTCTCCTTTGTCAAGCTCTAGCATCTCAGTAATCTTCTCCTCTGCCTCTTCTGGATCATATCCAGTTGATTCGTAATAAGCTTTAAGCAAAGTTCTTTGATTCTCTTCTGAACTAATATCCATAGAGCCAAATGATCCTACTTCCTCTGTTTCTATAGTAGACATATTAGCCATTAGATTTTCATAATGAGCTTTTATTGCCTTAGTATTATCCTTCAGCATCTCTTTGAATCCTTTAGGTGTAGGCTCATACTCCTTACCATCTTCTAGAAAGATCAATTCCTCTTCATGTAAAGTATTAGCGATATCCTCAAATATTTCAATACTATCTAGCTCTTCTGGAGTTTCTACCGTACCATCTTCTACTACAACTTCGTCTACTAAAACTTCTTCAGTTGTTTTTGTAACTTCTTCTGTAGCTTCTTCCGCTACTACTACGTCTTCTACTTCAACAGTATCTTCTACTATCTCTGTGTTTTCAACACTCTCTGTAGGTACTTCAAAGTCCCCAAAGAATGTATTAAATGTTTCATTTGCCATCTTTTATCTATATTTAATTTTTACTAGGGTTGGGTTTGTTTTTAGCTATCTCAACCTTAGATTTAATATCTTCTCTTTTAACTTGTATATCCTCTGAATGTTGTTTATCCTCTATACTTATCTTATGTTTATCCAAATCAATTTTATTGTTAGAGTCCTGTAAAGATAGTTGTTTTTCTAGAACAAGCAATTCTTTAGCGTGCTCAAATTTCAATTCTTCTCTAGCATCTTCTCTATCATCTGCCATTTGTTGTAAAGCATCTGCTCTATCTAAGGCTTCTTGCGCTGCTTGTTGCTCTGCTTCAGCTTGTTGTTGCGCTTGCTGCTCTCTAGATTCTACATTACTTACAAGTATACTTGTCTTTTCAGAAAGAGATTTAGTGTTGATTGACTGTGCCAAGTCTTTTAAATTTGCTACTCCTTGTTGTATAGCCACGTTTAAAGCTTCATCTAGTTTGTCTAATTTCTCTCCATCTTCAACAGAGTTAGATACATAAACCCCTAAAGTAGAAGTATTAAGCAGGTAGTGGTCTAGTTTGATTGTCTCAGATGTTAAGCTATCTGTTACATACTCTAATACATCTGTATCTACATAAGCAATCTTTGCTGCTTCCAGCATATAGTTAAGAACTTCTTCTTTAAACATGTCGTGCATGTAGAATAGAGATCTTGTAACATTAGTAGACTGTATAATAGCTCTTTGTGCTCCAGTAGCTGTCTCTGACCTTCCTATATCTCCCTCTCTTTGTGGTGATACCCCTGTTATTGCTCTAATCTGTTCTTCAAGTTTACTAAGTATTTGCATATATTCTCCAACTATATTGGACAAAGACATGTCAATTGAGTTAAACTGATTAAACTTAGCTATAGAATTAGGATCTCCCTGTCTTCCTTCTTCTTGTGAATTAATCCAAGCAACACCAAGGTTATCAAAGTGATACATCCACTGGTCTACTGACCACCCTAAAGATTTAGGAAGTTGTGCCACGTCCATAATGAACTTTTTACCTTTAGCCTTAGCCAATTCTAATTCAAGTCTATACCAAACAATAAGGTAAAATATTTGATGAGGTTTAATTAAGTCTACTATACTAGTAGGTTTAGAATTAAGTTTATTATGAACTATTCCTACATAAGGTAAATAAGGTAACTGGTTTTCTAAAGGTCTTATGTTAATATAAATATCACCACATTTATGCCCTTCCCAGATTTCCCATATCCACTCCCACTTAACAGTTGCTCCAATCTCACTTAACTCTTTTGGCATTACATAAGTATCTTCTACAGTATCAAGTACTTCCTCTCCAGATAGTGGATCAATATATCTAAGTTCCCCTACTTTTCTGAGAGATCTCCAACATACAGTATCAACTTTAATATAATTAGGTCTATCGTTACTAGAATTAATTCTACTCATGGAATTAAATTCATAGGCAAATCCTAATTGATCGCCTGTTCCAAAAGAAGATATATTTCCTTCTTCAATTCTTTGAATTTCACTGTCACTTAAATACTCTCCAAATTCGTCTAGAATCGTACCTACGCTTAACCATCTCTCTTCTCTAAACCAGTTGGCTTTGTGTATAAATGGTGTATCATTATCTAAATCATAATCTATATGAAGTAAATTTACATTTCTAGTACTTACTTTATCCTTATCTACTGTAATTTTGATAATTTCTTCAGCACCAATAATAGCATCATTTAGAGCTACAGAGAATTTATACTTAAGTTTCTCCTCTCTTGACATGTATTCTATCAATCTATTACATGCAATTTCAGATGGATGTGCATATTTAGTAGACATCTGTTCTTGTATTACAGCTGATAAAGCCTCAAAATCAGGGTTTTGTACATCTTCTTCCTGAACTGGTTGTTCTTGTCCCTCTAAATCAAAAGGTTTTGGTGCTTTCTCTTCTGGTACCATTCCTTGAGCAACCCTGAATTTATTATAACTGTCAAAAATTTTATCCTCTGACTCTGATTCATTAGGATTAATTAATGGTGGAGTATCAACAGATGTACCATTGGGTTTTGGAAAAGCTTTATTTAGTTGCTCAATAGCAGCATCTAAAATGGCCCTAGATTTCTTCTGGCGTTTCTCTGATATAATAGTACCATTTACTGCGACAGCAGAAAAGGCAAAAGGAAGTTTAAGCTCTTCTCCTACTAGTGCACTGATTTGTGACCTTATAATATTATACCCACGCATCCTAGCAGGAGCCTCTCCCTCAGATCTACCAGAATTATAAGGATCTAGAATATATTTAAAATCTATATTCTCGTAGTTAGAGTTAACTAAATCATAATTATCCTCTTTATCTTGCCTATTAGTTCTACCATACTTATTAGTCGTACTAGCAGATGCTATAATAGCGTCTACGTTCTCATGTTTCCATGTGTCAGTTTTCTTGCTACTGTGTATCCTCTGTTTTGGTAATGTTAATTTAAACTGTTGTTGCATATCTTTATTTTATTTTAACAAATATAGTAATTAATTAAAACAACTTTCTAGTAAAGAACGAATCTACTCTAGTTATGTCTTCTTTTTTCTCTACTACTATTCTATGCATCTGCTGTTTCTGTATAATACATAGCATCATTGCAATAACACGGTCAAAGTTTCCAGTAGCATTATAAGTAGCTAACTCAGTTAAAAGTCCTACAGAGTAAATCCTATGTAAGTTTTTTACACCATCTCCTGCATCTGTAAGTAGCCAATCTCTAAGATAAATCTCAGCCTCTTCTTTTACATTCTTATTCATATGTTGACCGAGCTGTCTATTTACTTTAGAATCTACATTTGCTTTAAGTACAGTTGGTGTAGGTGCGAGGTACTGTAAACTATTGTGAGATTCAAAGTAAGATTTAATATTCATCTTCTCGTTCTCATATAAACAAGTACCATACATATTATAATATACTAATAATCTTCTACAAGTTTCATAGAAGTCTCTAGCTAATGCAGGTCTTGCTGTGTATTCCGCTACTATCTGATCGTACCCTGATCCTCCTACACATTGCCTCTTCATAATAAAGATAGACCCTAAAGAAACAGAAGTTGCTGCTTTGTCTTGGTCATAAGGGTCACAGTTATGGTGTGATATGCCTTTAGATAGATATGTATGAGTCTCACATTCTAAGTTATAGACGGGTCCAGTATAAGTAGATTTAGTTACGTCTTTAACCTGAAAGTATATGTATTCTAAGTCATTGCTAATAAAGCAGCCCATTTTAGGCTCCTTTCTAATAGTAACTATATCTTGTATTTTAGCTAATTTTATGTTCTTGTTATTATTTATACCTATTTGTAACTTAATCGTACTATGATGACTAAGTCTTAAGTGATATGTTTCACCAGTTATAGAATTTAAACTATTTATAGTAGCTGTTCCTGCTTTTCTTAAAAGGTTAATACTGCTGACTATACCTACACTAAATAATATATCTTGAATATCTTCTAGCAATTCTAGACTAATGCTAACAAATTCTGTTATAGAATAGCCATTTGTATGTGTTGATATACATCCGTCAGAGTCTAAGTACCCTTCTAACAGTTTGAATTTAAAGTCCTCTTTTATATATTTAATACTCTCAGATATGTGTTTACCTTTTGCACCTTTTCCAAAAATAGAAGACAAGAAGCGAGATATACCCTCATGAGAGAAGGAGACTTCTACACAATTTTCTCTAGTTCTACTGTTAGCTGACTTTCTAAATAAATTCTCGATAACAGATTTAAGTCTTTCAATAGTATATAATTCTGTAGCATTAAGTGCTACAGATACCCTGTTTCTACCTTTATCACACCAACCATCTCCTAACCACAATCCTACAAACCACCAAAAGTCGTCAGACTCTAGCATCTCTTCTGGGATATAGTGTATATTTAAAGGCTTTACTTTTCTATAAATATTAGGAAACTTAGACCACTGTCCCACAGTTACATCCTTAGCTTCTACATAATCAAAACTAAATAAAGACTCGTCTATAGTTTTATCTGATCTATAAGGAGTATTACTAACATATATAGGATGCTCCTCTGTAAAATTAGTTGTTCTAAATGTGTTAGACATTTTGAATCTGTAAGTAGGATGCTCAACTTTATTACGTATTTGTAGATTTATTATACTAATCTCTTCCCCATCTTTATTAATTAACTTATCATCTAAAGAGACCTCTTCTATTGATTTCAATCCTGAAGTAGTTATAACCTTTTCACCAGGTGTTAGGCACCCACCCATATACATTCCGTATCCTGCTTCTGGTGTTGGGTGTTCCCATATTTGGACTGCTCCTGTGTTATCTGCATCAGGTTTTACAGGGTAACCACAAACTTGTAGTTTACCAGAAGTATCAGGTACGAAGTTTACCTTCCCTTCTGCGGTGGTAATTAGTTCTCCAATCTGTCCTTTTATCTCACCGTCTAAAGAGGCATTTACATAGCCTAATTGGGCACGTAAGTCCGCAACTGGCATAATACTACCTCCAGCTACTAAGAAGGCCTCTCCGGGGAATATAGGACGCTGTGTAAGCTCGTCATTATATGCTTTCTTATTATTAGCTTTAGCTTTAACTTCTCTAGCTCTTAATATATAATAAATAGCTGCTTTGTAATCTGTATTACCAAGTTCGTCTTTATACTGGTTGAGTCCCATCCAAGCAGGAATAAACAAGCCAATCTCTTTATCTGTCTCACCATAGTGATCCTTTCGGGCTACACATGCCCAAGCTCTAGGGTCATAGAATACAGAATAGATAGCTAAACTAGCTCCTCCGTCCATATCACCTCCAGTACCTGTCATCCATAATCCTCCAAACTTCTCTCCACCTGCTACCATACACTCTCCTAGCTGTCCCATAGCCCCTAATAGATTATACATTAAACCTATCTCGTCTAGAACTCCGAATATATAGCGGTTACCATTACCAGCAAATATATTAGCGTCAAAAGATCTATGTTGGATATTAGATTTAGTACCTTTAAATTTCCATGTTCCACCTTCTTTAACTTTATACTCATGTCTAAAAGGATTCTTTCCGTTCCCACAGTCTAGGGAACCAGCTGTAAGCCTAGAGAAAGGGCTAGGGTAAGTTATAGATCCTACACTTTGAGACCCTACCATTTCCTCCATACCAAGTTTGAACTTTGATACAGTATCACCAGAATACTTAGAGTCAATAGCACCTATTAATTGTTCTGCTGTAGGAGGCTTCCCTTGTGAATGGGCTAGCTTAGCAGCTTCATAAGATGTAACACCAGAAGTAATAAAGGTATATCCTACTAATCCACTCATTGTATAAGACTTACCTACTCCTCGACTTTCGATATCGGCTAGATTAAGAGCCTCATTAAACATAAGTATTGTACCTAGAGGTTTAGTTTGGTATTCCCAAAGCATTTCATCTGCTGGTTTATACTTCTTATAAGTACCAGAAGAGGTAAGAAGGCTTTCATGTGCTCTGTCCTTGGCTCCTAGATTGCTCAGTCTAAACTTTAGTTCGAGTACATCTTCTTCACTCTCATTAGGATTTAGACCTTCTAGTGCTCTATGTGCTGAAAACTCATCATCTAATTCAAATCCAGAAAAACCTCGCATTTCATAATATAGATAGAATTTAATCCATTCAACGTCACGTATCTTAGGCCTTCCAATTACTTTACCTTTAATATCAGACTTATCGTCATTAAGTTTAATACTCCAGTATTTACCATAAAAGTACATTGCTCCAGGAACCCACTTATGTAATCCTTCATGGCTTACCCAGAATCCATCATATATTCTTCTTTCTTCTTCTCTCCAATATAACTTATACTTTATTGATAAAGGATTAATAACTTGTACAGGGCCTCTAAGTACCTTATCTAAAGGTATTTTGTTTATATATAGAATCTTATCTATATTAATCTTACCTAAATATTCATCTACTGTCATACCATTCCACTATCACCTAAAGAAGGAACTGCTCCTCCAAAACTGTTACTTGCACTTTGATTCTGTAACTCTGCTCTCAATTCTCTAATCTTACCATATATCTTATCAGTAGATGTGATCATAACATCTAGGTCCTTTGCAGTACCTTTAACCAATATAGGCTTAGTACTCCCTTCTGGTACATCCCAACTGTCTAAAGAATAAGGAGTATCCCTAATAAACTTGTCTCTCTCTACTAATTTAGATTCTATATCTCTTAAAGACCTAGATAGTTTTGTATCTATAAAATCAATAAAGGCTTTCTTAGTTACATTCCATTCCTCGCTACTTCCTACATATTTAATAAGGTCCATATCTACTATCGACACTGCATTCTCATATGCTTCATCTTCTGGGGCATTATATAACTCACTATCTAAATCCAAAAGTAGAGTTAGTCCCCACATTAGCTTGATACTCTTGTTCTTGTTAGTACTTCTATCTTTCTTAAATATATCTTTAAAGAAAGGGTGTGCTTTAAATACAGGAAACAGTTCCCAGAAGTCATCTGTAGCATCTCCATTAAAGGCTTCATAATATTTCATATCTCAAACATTTTATCTAAATCGTGCATTGTAATTGGGTCCTCTAGACCATCTCCTACAGCTACCAACCATTCAGCCATTTCCTCAGGCTTTGGATCATATAGCTCTAAGACAAATCCACCCATTTGAACTTTTATTATTTCCATATAAGTGTAATAAGATTAGGGAAGTATTTACTCCCCTAACAATTTAACTATTTAACTACTTCTAAGTATATATCACACAGAGATCTTATAGGAGTTATAAACAACATATCTTTATCCCATTTACCAAGTTTAGAGTATGTAGGGTAATTTTTACCCACCTTAGTCTTTCTAATTTCTGTAACAACCTTAGCAGTAAAGTCAGAATCTGAAACAGATTTCCAATCTACTTCGCTGAACTTAATAGACAGTTTATCCTTAACCTCTTTAACTTTAGCTTCAATTTGTTTATTAAGCTCTTCTATTAATAAATCTCTACAAGGCTTGCGCTCTTTAAGGTAGTCCAATTTAACTGTATCAGAGTAAGCACTCATAACAGCTCTCTGAGATTCTTTGAAAGCTAATACTGCATCCGAGTCATTCTCTATACCTTCTGGTTGTTCTGGTATCCCTAAAGAAGCGATAAAGGCTTTAGCATCTTTCTCATCGGGTTCGGCTTTGTCAGATACGTATGTAACATAATAGTAATAAGGAGATCTTTTACACTTATACAGTTCTTTTCTCCAGAACTCTCTTTCTTCAAACAAAGCATTAAAAGCATCAATGGAAATAGTTTTTCCAGCTACATCTACAATCTTAGGTATAAGTTCTACATCCTCACTATTATTACCAACCTTAATCACTTTTGGTTTCATGCCACTCTCACCATTATACAAGATAAACCCTGTATCTGCTATCTTCATCAATTGATCAAATGCTAAACCATCTGGGATAGATGTAACATCGTAGATAACTTTAAATTGGTTTCTATACTCACTAATCTTTGCAGGACTAGCATTCTCTAATACCTCTTGTTCTAACTCTAAGGCTTTAACTTCTTTTACTGATAATTTTTCCATTACTTTAAATTTTTTATTAACTCCAATTGATCTTTACTAAGATCTATAATTTTGCTAAGATGTTCTGCCCTAGCTTTACTAACTTTAAATATTCCTAAATGCTTTAACCTAACTGCTTCAAACTTTTCACTACTCATAGCTCTAGCAACTAATTCTAACTGTGCTCTAAGACATGCCCTACTGACATACCTATAAGTACAATGCTCTTCTGCTACTTCTGCATGTATCTCATCAATTGCGGTCATATGTTAGACTTATAGATGTTGGTATAACACTCATATCTATATCACTAAACTTTGTTAAGAACTTCTTATCCTTTAGGGACTTAATTAAGTATCCAAGATACTGTTTTGAACCAATACCTAAAGTAGTACCATATTGTGCTCTACTTTCAGTAGACAGCAGGAATGATGGAATAAACTTAACAGCTAGTCCATCTTCTGCTAATTGTAGTCTTTTCTCTAATAATAAGGTAGCTAATTCTATCTCATTATCAGATAACTTCCATAAGAAGTTAGACATCTGGATAATTTTAATGAGAGCATTATTTGCTCTAGCACTCTCTAATGTAATTAATACTGTACTCATATAACTAATTTTAATTTGAACAAATATAGTACATTACTGTGTAAGTACAAAACATTATTGGGTAAATAGTTTCTATAGATGTTGGCATTTCAAAATTTTTTTCTGTGGTAGAAATATACACTCTCTATCCATTACCTCCCCCACCTCGTCTCTTCGTTCCGACTGGGGGGTAACCAATACAACCAATTTCTACTACGTCAATTTTATTTTAACTATAAAAACTAGAAATTATGAGTACATTAACAGCAGAACAGCAAGCAGTAGTAGCACAGATGTTGAGTAAGTTTAACTTAGCTGACGCTAATATTAAACAATCAAATCTTGAAATATCAGGCGAGATGCCTAATATCAAGGTATCTGATGTTGTAACATTCTTACAAGCATCTGGATTTCCTGATACATACTTTGGTCATTCATCTACAGGCAATGCATTTGTATTAGCTTGGTCTAAAGCTGAAGGCAAGAGATTCTTTGTTAACTTCTTTACTACTGATTACAAGAAGATTGATGATAGCATAATGGCTGATATCTCTGAAGATACTAATATCACATTCCGTGAAGCTAGATATCGTCAAGATTATACTTATGTTCATCCTACTACTAAAGTAGAGACATTGTATGCTAAAGGCAGTACAATCTACTCACTTGTATTAGAAGAGATTGAAGAATAATAGAAAGAGAGCGTAAGCTCTCTTTTATTTTCACTTATAATCCAGTACAAACAATTTCTATTGTTTAATAGTTTTTATCAAGCAATCAATAACGAAACAATCAATAATCAAATAACGCAACCATGAGTAATAGTCTAATATTCAGAGTAAATTTAGCTACATTCCTAGTAATGCTAGCAATTGGAGTAACAATTGGATTAACCCAAAAGGATAGTAAGGTAATTACACCTAAGGTACACAATGTAATACAGGCTAATCAGAACATATTAGTATCTAGTCTAGCATCTAATAACGAGATATTATCTGTATTAGATTCTAAATTAGAATCAGCATTAGAAAACTTGGATAAAGCTACTAGATACACTCATGATTCAGGAGCTATTAAGAATCCCCAGAAGTACGAAGAGTGTAAGTTAATAGTTGAAGAGCTACAGAATACAATAGATACTTATGAAAGGATTAATAAGATACTTAGGAGTTCTTTGAAGTAAGCCAGAAGTAGAAGAGGATAGAAAGAATAAGCCCAGATCTCCTTTGGACAGAGTCTGGGCTAATTGCTAATTGCTAATTGCTAATTGCTAATTAACATACTATTTATATCTTATTCTTTATGTATTACCTCTCTTCTACTTTCGGGGCTTAGTAGTTGTTGTTTCTTTTTGAACAAAACATACCGCAGCTCTCCTCGCTTGACTGTCGCAAGCTCGGTATTTTTATTTACATAAACAAGCATTTTACTAACTATTTTATAACTAAATAACGAAATAATCATGAAAAAGATTAAGAATTATATAAATAAAAGATTCTTTGCCAGAAGTACAGTAGAGAAAGAACTCATTACTCTGAAGTCTAGGTATGAAACATTACTTAGTATTGCTGAAGATGGTGATTGGGAGAGTGCAAAGATATACAGCAAATACTATAATATCTCTTTTGGTATTTGTAAATACTTACATATTAAATTAGGTATAAGATTTAATCGTGAGGAAAGTATATATCTATTCGGCACTTGTTTGTTTCTAGGAGAAAACTCCATAGGAACCTTTTTATGCTATGGTTCTGCTTCAGGAATACAAATAAGGATAGATTGGTTAAATAATATTACAGAAGAACAATTAAACATATTAGTTAAACTTTATAAAGAATCTTAGTTATGAATACTTTACCAATAGTAGTAGAACAAGGAAGAAAAGTAATAGCATGTGATGATATTCATCAATTTGCTGAGTTAATTAACTTTTACTTTGATAATAAACAATAAAACATTTTGAGTTATGGTAACTTTAGAAACAATATCAAGAGTAACATTGACTGCTGCTGTAATAGTAGGGTCAGTAATAGTAGTATATTCAATAGGTAAGTCAATTTATGACTATTTCAAGAAGAAATAAGTCTCTTAGAATCGCATAGATGAAAATAGACTGTATATCTGTACAGTCTATTCAATTCTCAGTTAGTTAATAATTAACCAAAAATATCATGAAAAGAGTAAAACTAGTTAATTGCCTGTATGCTAAAGAAAGCAATACAAGTAAAATAGTAGATTTATATGAGACTCCAGAAGAGTTATTATCTGCATTACCTAATGCTTTTAACACTATTTTTCTTAAGATAGCTCTTAAAGATCCTAGATGTATAGGATTTGTAGTTATTAATGAAGAAGGAGATTGGATACAGGTACTTAAAGATGAAATAATAGAGATTACTGAGGAAAATAACAGTGAGAATGCTTTATTATAAAGTTTAATTTTAAGTTATAAGTGTTTGATAGATAGAGTATTACAGAGGGTATAAACCAATATACCCATTTTACTCTATCTATCATTAGTCTTACTATAGATTACTATAGCTTAAACTAGAACAATAGACTATTATCCTATCACGCTAAATTGCAATTCTAAACAAACTATTAATACTAATTATTAATAAAATGATAATAGATATAACGACTATACTACCTTTTGGTAAATATAAAGGAGAATCAATAGAAACTTTATTCAATAGAATATCTAAAAGAGAAGCTAATAGTTTAATTAATTATTTTAATTGGGTAGAAAAGAAAACTCAGCATTCATTAACTATAAAAGCAAACTTATACTTAGAAGGCATAGTAGATTACTTTGCATTACGCATTAGTAGTTATAGTTCTAAACCTAAAAGTGATTTATATCTATCTGATAGAATAGATGGTAACAATCCTTGTGCATTTATACATTAAATTCTAAACAAATTACTAACGCTAAAAACTATAAGCTATGTCAAAACAGAATAACATAATAGAACAATTAGAGTTGCCACCATTAGGATTAAAACCAAGAAGACTTCATGATGCTGGTAGAATAAAAGATATAGTAAGTGCTATCAACAGATATCGCGAAGCTAAATTGGAAATACCTAAAGAGTGGACAGAAGAGTATAATGATTTAGTTAATACTCCGATGATAGTCACAATACAAGGTGAACTTAAAGCTGGTAATATAGTAATCAATACTATAGAGGGATTAAGAACTTGTAATATAGAAGAACTTGTTAAGCAACATATAGATGGTTTATTATATGATTTAAACTTAACAGAGCCAGAAATATTAGCAAGTAAATCATTAAACTTGATTAATAACTATGCTATCTTTAATGTTATCAAGTTATTACATAAGAAATGTAACGAAGTGAAAAGAAAGTAACTAACTAATACTAAATTGTAATGATACTACGCAATCAACAAGTCGGAAATAATAAGGATGTGACTGTAATATCTCTTGGCCAGGGTACAATAGGTATAAGTGCTATTTGGCAAGAAGGAGAAAGAGCTGGAATTACTTTTGTAACAGTACCAAAAGAAGATATAGGTACAGAACAAGATAATGATGGCAGTATGGAAGTACTACTATCTTTTGAGAATATCGAAAGCTATAATGTATTTTATGAGTACTTACTTAAAGTTAGAGATAAAATCCCTGGATTTAATCAGGAAGATTTTATTTGTGGAGAATGTGGTATGGAACAGTAAATTAATACTAAATCGTAATGGAAGATTGTGAAATAGGGATCTGTGAAGAGGAAGAAGAAACCATTTGTCCAGAATGTGGAAAGTTGATTATACTAACATGGAGCGGAATTAGATGTCCCAATTGTGGTTATTTTGACTGTTATTAAACTAATACTACATTGTAATGGAAGATAGAATAAATTTCCTTATTGGCGATAAGAGATATTGGATACCTAATACAGATTATGAGGATGCTAATTCTGCTTTGGACGAGGCTTTTATTATTGAAGATGCTTCTAAGATTAAAACCAATGCTGACTCTGATTCATTTTCAAAGGCTTATTGGGATAATATCCAAAAGGCTGAGGATAAAATTGTAAAAGCAGAGGAATCAATCAAAATAGCTAAAGAAGATGCTGACAAGAAGATTGAAGGCTTTAATAATCAAATTAAAGTACTTGAGAAAAGATTAAATACTATTTTATCTTCTAAGTAATTTAAAACGTAGGCTATATACTCATTAGGGAGTTATCTAGATTAGGTGCTGGTTCGATTCCAGCTATAGTCTCTAATTATAATATAAACTAATAACTAATAACTAATATCATGACTAAAGAACAAGAGAAACTAAAGAAAGCTTGGGTCAAAGCCCATTTAGAAACTGCTAAAGAATATGAAGAAAATACACATCGTTGTACTGTTGATTATTGTAAGTTATGTATTACAGTTCGATGTAATGATGGCTCATGTAACCTATGTTCTCAATCTATATTTAGTGGAATGGTAGGGTGTAAGGATAGACACTTAGAAGCTAAGCCTAGCTTCTATGTAAAGAATACTATACCTTATATAGAGTATCATAAAGAGGTAGCTAAACTCATCAAAGACAGTGATAGACCTTTTAATAAGGATAACACTTTTACTGCTACAATGGGGAAGAAGATAAAACTATTAGATAAAACTATTTATGAGAAGTATAACCAGAAGTAGATATAGATAACTAATCTGTGAGCTAATTATACTAATATATATACAATAAACTAACTTGGAATATAGCTTGGTTTATTGTACATGTATTAGAGTTTATTAATGGTTTAATATTTTAAAATAATGTTAGAAAATAAAGCTAGAGATATTATAGTAAGTCATGCAAGAGCCACTCTTACTAAAATACCCGTAGAAAGCGGGGCATGTAGATATAATTTCCGATGTCACAATAATGCTGTAAATGACGCTCTAAATAATAATCAAGATTCTATAGCAATGTGTATTTATATTGATGAAGGTTACCCTGTAATTCATTTCATAAATATAGATAATGACGGAATATATACTGATAATACATTAGGAAGATGGAGTGAGACTGTAGAATATTTCTTAGTAAAGAAAATACCTAAAGTGGATTTCTTTACTGTTAGTACAGTATTCTCCGCTTATAGAAAAGAATTAAAACGAAAAATACCATTCGTTATAAGAATACTTAACTGGTACAAATTTTAATACTATGAAAATAGAGGATAAAGTAAAAAAGCTAATAGCTGAAAAGTTAGACTTAGATTCTGAAGATGTTAAAGCTATCACAGATAAAACAACTTTTGAGTTTTTAAAAGCAGATGAATTAGATATTATAGAAATAATAATGGATTGTGAAAAAGAGTTCAATATTATTTTTACTGTAAAAGAAGATACTAAAATTGCTGGTACGGAAAATGCTACAGTACGAGATTTAATAGAAATTATTAAATCTCATTTACAAAACACCAACAAAGTTAACAACGCTAGTGACTCTAAAGAGTAATTAACTTTAGATAGCCTGTAATTCTAGAATTGTTGGAATAGGTATATGTAATGCTCAGTTGGTTAGAGAGCTACTCAAGGGAGTGGTCGTAGGTTCAAGTCCTACCATATACCCAAAAGATACTAGAGAATACAGTTCGAGGCTGTACCTGCTTTTCAAAAGGGCGGACAAGTAGCATAATAATGGTTAATGCGCAGTATCTTTTAATTAGGACATATAAGCTCATTGGATAGAGCTTATACATATCAAGCGTAAAAAGTATAGATATACGGAGGTAAAGATTGAGATACCTGAATAGACAGGCTAAGAACTTCCCATGATATACTCTCAATAGCTTCTAGATATAGTATAGGTAGTTGGTTCGATTCCAACTATGTCCTCAAATAGTAATGTGCTTTTTTAGTAAAGTACCTTATATACAATAGATAAGTATTTGTATACGAAATACTTATTGCGGAACATTCTTATATACGAATACAGGTAGAGCGCTCACTGACTGTATACGAAAATTAAGAAGACCTTGACAGGTGTAGAAAATTACTATAGAGTTTATGAAAAAGGTTCTCTAAAAACCTTTATATTATGTGCAAGTATCTTAATTGGTAAAGAAGGGAGCGGAAGTTAACTCCCTTAGAGAATTAGTATAGGCTTGAGTTCGATACTAGTTGGCAGATGACTAGAAACATTCTCTGATCGCAGAACAGCGGAATATGTAGGTTCGAATCCTACCTTGCACACAAATCAAGAATAACCAAAACACTACCAACTGTGAAGTGTGTAGTGATTGTTTTTCATTTTGTTTTATACATGTACATTACAATACTATAATCCTCCCTAAGAAAGTTGTGAAACTAAACTGGGTAGTATAAACTAGAAGGATAGTTTACTTATAGTATTTAAAGTTAAATTTGACTTTTTTCATTGAGTTTGATTATTGGTTAATTAGTAAAGGTTATTCTTGATTATTTTATTTACCAGAAGAGTTAGAACTGGTTATAAGATTGCATTTATTGTACTAGGTACAGTAGACAGTTCTATAAAAGCTCTTCTGGTTTTATTTAAAATTTATATTTAAACTATATAATATGAAATACGAAGATTTAGAGCAACATTTCACAGCTCCTAAAGTAATAAGTGGTATGTTTAGTAGTAAACGTATACCAAGAAAACTAAAGAAGAAAGTTAAAGCTTTTTGTTATGTACATTGGGAAGATTTAACTAATGGTCAGAGATTGTGGTACTACTTAGGAAATAGTAATAAGAGTTATAAAGCATTTCTTATTAAACAACTTTGCAATAATTGTAACTAAAACTGTGTAATATGTTTGAATTGAAAACTAAAAGAAAGTTTAATGAGCTAATTTCTAGCGAATCCTATAAAATCTCTGATTTTGAAATAGTTGAATTTAGTAAAAATAAATTTGCAATTAGAAAAAAAAATACTATTGTTTATAGGGATTTAATTACTAGTAGCGACCTTTATTGGACAGTAAACGATAAATTCTTTGAAGATTGCCTAACTACTAAATATAAAATAATAAAAGAATTTTATAAAATAGTTCCGCAAAGTTATCTTATTATAAAAACTTATTAAACACCTTATTATGCAATATTTAATAGGAATTATATTAGGTCTTTATATTCTATATAAAGCCAAAAGAGCTAAGGATTATAACACTAGTATTTATAAATCTAAATCAGATAGAGATGGAAGAGAGTACGGGAAAAGAGCTATTTCAGCTTGTAGAAGATCTAAAGAAGGATATAAAGAAACGTGAGGTTATTACTGGAGAAAATATACCATTAGATAGGGAGATAAAACGCTCTGTAAATTATTACCTAGTTAGACATTACCCTAATCTAAAAGCATATAAGCCTTTTCATGGTGCCTGTTTACAATGTAAATCCCAAGTAAATCTAGGAATTGGTAGATGTGTTGGGTGCAAGTTTATGGGAGTAGATCATGAACTACCAGATTTAAGTATGTACTAAAAACAAAATAGTTATGGCAAAAGTAACAATGGATGACTCAGAATACGAGTTATTAAAAGAAAACAAAAGACTTTTAGAAGAAGCTTTAAGTGAAACTAAAAGACAACAAGCTGAGATTGATAGGCTCAATAAAGAAAAGTTAGAGATTCTAGAGAACTCTAAAATGAAAGTAACTAAGGTAACTAGACTAGAAACTTATGAATCTGTTTGGATAGATCAGCCTGAGGTTTTTGCTTTAGAGCAATTGAATAGAAATCTTACGCGTCATTTTAATAGTTATGGTACAAATGTGTCATTTAAAAGTGTTAAGAGCGTAATTGATACTTTCTTTAAAAGAGTAGTAACAACTTCTGACCCTAAAATAGAAATAACAACTTTAGGACTAGATGAAGTTAGAAAAGAGATTAGAGAGGAGTTACAAAGTAAGATTGATTCAGATATTAAAGACAAATTAGCTAATGCTGATAAAGCTTTAGAAGCTTATTCTATTTTATCTAAAACTGTAGATGATTTAAGAGAGGAGAATTATAATCTTTCAAAATATAACTCCGACCTTATAGACCATAATGTAAAGCTCAAAGATGCTGAAAGTAATCTGAGTAAATTAGAAAGTAAATATCAGAGGAATTTAGATCTTCTTACTAAATATACATATTTATGTAAAGAGATCCTAAAAGCAACACCAGAAACTGTATCATCTTTTGGTAATAAGGAAATTGTTAAAAAAGTTAAACGATTAATAGAAACAACAAGAACATGGAAAAACCTATTTTAAAAGAAGGAGATTATTGTGACGGTAAAAAGGTAATTGGGCATTGTTGTATTTAATAGCAGAAAAATTTGGTATCCCAATTAATTATACTGGAGAGAATCCTGATTATGTTATATTTAAAGAAGGAGCAATTTCCCCAATAGCTACAATAGTATTATCAAGAAATACATTAAAACTACCTAAATTAGGCTTTCTTGAAAGAATGCTAAATATGGTAGAAACTAAACCTATTAATATAGGTCCTTTTAAACCAGAAGAGTATCCTAGGATGCTAGTCTGGGATGATGTTGAAGAGTGTGCTGAAGAGAGAATAGTATTATGTAATTTCACAGATAATTATAATTATCCTGTGATTACAGTTACTGATGACACTGAAAAAGAGTTTTTAACTTACAAAGAGTATTCAACAACTAACTATAGAAACTGCAAACCTATTCCAAAAGAACCAGAAACAGTTAAGATGACTGTAGCTGAGATTTCTAAAGCTCTGAGAAAGAAAATAGAAATTGTAGAGTGATTCTAAGTAACTGAACATTTAATAAATGCTTCGCTGGTACTTATGAAAATAATAGAGCTGTAACTTAATTGGACAAAAGAGGGAGACTTTTGACTCTCTTGATGTAGGTTCGAATCCTACCAGCTCACTGATTAAAGAAAATAAACTTATGAAAATTAAATGTAGTAAATGCGGGGAAGAACATGAACAGACATTATCTAACTGTTGTTGGATTTACTGTGATTGTGGTGCTAAAATATGTGGAAGTTGCGGATCAGAGGCTTTATCACAAATGGATATTTCAGAAGATGATGACGAAGCTGGTTATTGGTGTACACTTCAATGTGATGCCTGTGGATTAGAGGGATGTGCAATGTGCATTTAAAATAAATTAGAAACAAACCTATATTTAAGTCTAAGCCCCTTAAATGCTAGGTATAGAAGTTATTAAGTAAACTATTATAAGAGCCTTCAGTGTTCATACACTTACTCGTTCTAGAGTAGCTTAGTTTACAATTAATAACTTCTATAGTTTCTAAGTAAATATTAAATAAGCTAATTATTAACTAATACTATTAATTATGAATTTATTAAGCTACGTACTTATAGCAGTATTGTTTATATATGCTGTTATCACAGGTGTTTATACTTTCAAACAAAGAATAATCACAAGAAAAATTATTAAAACTAAAATCTCTGCATTAAATGCTGAACTAGAGCAAGCTAGAGAACAACAATCTTATTGTAAAGAAAGAGGTTGTTTGTATACAGGTAATTTAAATGATATAGGAAAAGAGATCAGTAACCTTAAAAAACAACTACTATGGTAAGAACAAAAAGACCTAGAATTGTTAGAAAGAAATACATATTAGTTTATTCTACTGAAAATAGGAGGAAACATGAGTGATTTACGAATGCCGCTAAAGGTAGAAACTTTAGTGTTTGAGGAGTCCTCTAATAGCTTTGAAAATGTTAGTTTATGCGGATGTTCTATTGCATCTGGAAGGAAAGACTGTGATGATATACCTTGCGGACGATGTTATTTAAACGAAGATAACAGGAAAGACTTAACTAAATACCTAGAAGAAAATCCTTCTTTATATCCAAATATCCGAAAAGCTATAGGTTTACCTAAAGAAGATATTAAAGATGTTCCTAAAGTATCTGATAAGTATTCTGAATATGATAAGTATAAAGAAGCTAGATTGAAGTTACCTATAAGTACAGCTATACATTGTAACTCTAGAGAAGAAAGAGATTTTATAGTATCAGAACAAGTGGAATCTACTTCTCCTTTTATAGAAAAAGGTTATATAAGACTGAAATATGGTTATGATACTTTATCTTTTGCTTTTAGAGAAAATATACCTGTGTATTCTTTTGAATCTTATCTTAAAGCTGATTTATCTAAGCCATTAAAGTTAGATAAAGACGGTAACATATTAAAAGACGAACCTTTTGTAGTTTCTATTGCAGATACTGCTACTGAAGAGCAGAAGAAAGCCAGAAGAGCTATTAAAGATATAATGGTTAAGTGTGAGTTACAAATACAATGGGACTTTATAGTAGAGGATTGTAAAATAGATCTCAATGTAGCTAGATGGGGAAGGTATAAAGAAGAGTCTTATATAGACATTCAAAACAGAACCTATGGTAAATGTCGTGTCACTAACAGTAAAGTCATATCATTTGAAGAGTGGTTACATTATACACCAAAGACTGAAACTAAAAAAGAACCTTTCCACATGATAGGTGCTGGTAAGATTCAAGAGCTAGAAGTAGAAGGTACTATATATAAAGTTCCTGATATTAGAGGTGTAGCAAAAGGATACGAAGCGTCCTTAGATGGATTTGATGAAGAAAATTTACATTTTTGTGAAGTATTGAATATCAATAACTGTGTTGTAATACAGTGCAATCAATGTATATTAAACAGTTCTACTTTCGGCTTAGATAAATTCAAATCTTTAATAAAAACTAATCCTAATTATGCTGATTTAAAACCTTTATTAACAAAACAAGACGAAGATGATAAAACCAATGTTCCCTTGAAATCAGAAGTTAAAGTAGAACCTGTAATTGAGTCTGAAAACAAAATAGAATCTATAACCTCTAGTGATAATTCAATTGTCAAGGATTTGAAATATAATATAGGAGATCTAGTAGTAACTGATTCAGGTATTATGCGGAAAGTAGTGGATATAGATAGTAAAGGTTACACACTTCTAGAAGGGTCTCCGATTAAATGGAGAGATCATGAAATAGATCATACTCTAACTAATCTACTTCAGAGGAATCCTCATTTATTTGAGAGCGAATCTAACTTTAAAGATGTGTATAAAAATTCTAGTATAAATGAAGAACCTATGAAAGAGAGATTTAAACCTGGTGATAGAGTTAAGGTTATTGCCAATACTAGCGGGCATAGATTTAAAATAGGCTCTATCATTACTGTAAGAGAACTTAGTGAAAACGACTATTCATTTAAAGAAGGAGTATGGTATTTAACAGACAAGGAGCTAGAGTTACATGTAGAAGATTCTAAACCATCTATACTAGAAAGTAAGTTTAAGGTTGGTGATAAAGTCCGTATTGTTGCTTGTACGCATAATCACGGATTTAAAATTGGTACTGTAGTCACTATAAAAAGCTATGGCTCAGATTTTTATAGTGTAGAGGAGGACCGTTGGGTGGTTACACCTGAAGAAATTGAATTAGTTGAAAGGGCTACTCCTGTATCTAATGTACAAGAAAGCAAATTCAAAATCGGTGATAAGGTTAAAATAGTTGCTAATAATTGCAGTCATTATTTCCAAATAGGCTCTATAAAAACTATAACTTTTGTCACATTTATAGGAAGTAAAAAAGGAGCTAGATATTATTTCAATAGGCAGGATACTTCTGGATATTTTGCAAAAGATGAAGATTTAGAACTAATTACTGAAGAAACAGAAGTAAGAGACCCAATATTATTTAAAGAAAAAACTTCTATAATAGTAGACTGTATAACTTATGATGTACCTTGGAATATAGACGTTAATATAACTTGTGATGTTGAAGATGGTTATATATGTGGGTGTGATGCTTCTTCAGTTTCTTGTACAAAGATAGAATGTGGTAAATGCTTATTTAATTCAAATAACAGTAAGGTCTTTACTAATTTAGTTAAAACAGATTCTAGGTTTAGTATGTTTAAACATTTGTTACCTAAAGAGACTAAAGATCCTGTTGAATCAGTTTCTGAAAGTATTAGTTTAGTTGGTTACGGACTACGGGGCAAATCTTCTAGTAGCTTAATACCAAAGGAAAAACCTATTAAGGAGTGTAAAAAAGAGGATAGTTTAACAACTTTCTCTCCAAGTATTTATAAAAAATTTAATATTTAATTTTAATCATTTTAATAAATTTTAATTATGACAAGTAAAAAAGTAGAAGTAGTGAAGGTAAAAGAGTTAACAATCATGGCTAGAATCAAAGCTAAGTTTGAAATGGGTGAAATGGGACATATCAACTCTTTCTTTATTAAGGAAGTAGATAAGTTGCGTTCTGATATCAAAGACATTCAATGGGATATTGATACCCTTACTCGTGAATATGAGAAAAAGTCTAAAGACTTAGAATCACTGGCTTTAACGGCTTTCGAAACTCTTGAAGCTGCTGCTGAAAACATCACTAACGAAGATGTTAAAACAGAAGCTGCTAAAAAAGCATTTGCTCCTAAATATTGGAAAGGAGTAGAAAGTGCTGAAGCGGAAGTTAAAGCTGTAGAGGTTAGAGTTGACGAGCTTACTAAAAACTACAATGCTGAGAAAGAAAAGATGCAAACTGAAATCGCACTTCTTCAAAGCAGAGTAGATCTTATCTATGGCAAAGATGCTATAGAAGAATAAATAAAAAGAATATATAAATAATATAAAGTAAGCTTCTTAGTTGAGGCTTACTTTTAATGTTTTTATTATGGTACTTACAGATACAGCAGAATATTGGCAAGATGTAAAAAGACATTATCCCTATACTGGACGTGAATTTTATCATATTCCAAATGCAAATTGCGGACACAGACATTTGCATGAAGCGAAAAGAATTGATGACGTAAATTGTTTTGCTTGTTTAAAGCTTATTGAACAAGGCTATGAACATGGGTTACCAAAAGGAGAGACGGACTTTAGAAGTAAAAAACAAAAGAAACGTGATAAACAGGCTGAGTTAGCTAAAATTGAACGAGAAAAGCTTGGAAAATGTAATTGCGGCTATCAGAGAGTAAAAAGACTAAATAAATCAAAAAACGAATATTTTTTAGGTTGCTCCAATTATCCGAAATGTAAAATTACTAGTAGTATTTTAAATGTTTTGTAACAAGTGAATAAAGTTAATACTTTTATCTAGTAGTAAAAGTTAATACGCAACTAAAATATATTATACTAAGGTGGCGGAATTGGTAGACGCATACCTAGAAGCAGTGAAATGAAAGCAGTTACAGGTTCACAAGGTTACGGCAAGTTGCAGGTTCGAGTCCTGCCCTTAGTACTGAGTAATTAAATATTTAAACTTATGATAGCAAACATTGTAGAAACATGTGTAAGAAAGCATACTGGAGGAGAAGAGTTCTTTACTGCTTTAGATTTAAGATTGAAAGATAGAACTATATTATGTAGCCTCTTAGATGAAGTACTAAAGTTCCAGTACCCAGAAGTAGAATCTATGGGTTTAGTGGTGTCTGGTAAGTTTGGTCAATTTGTGTCAGATAATTCCCCTACTGGTAACATACTGCACGTATCAGGAGGTTTAAGGGAAGATAAACCCTTAGAGATAATAAGACATTTAGAAGATACAGAGTGTAAACACTTTATATTTCTAGATGATTCTTTTTATTCTGGTAAGACTAGAGATACTATTAAAGAATATTTAGAGAGTAACGGTAATACATTATTAGAGACATTTGTAGTATATGATGGCTCTAAAGAAAAAGATGAGAATGTACATTCTTTGTACAGATATTATAAATAATAGAAGCTCCGTGTGAGGGAGACAATATAATAATAACAAGCTGAAATAGAAGGCTAATCTACTTCTGGTTCCTTTGGGGATAAGTAAGTTATTATTGGCAGCTAAATAGAGCTGGTTCGATGCCAGCATGGAGATTAAAATCTCATTATCTCTGGAGATCTTTATTTAGCCTTCAAGCATGAAAGTGTTTGTCGTATAGAGAAATCTAATTGTGCGACCTTGAGTTGATTACTCAAGGAGATATAAAAATTAATTACTAAATAAATAAAACTTATTATGAAACAAACAAAAAGTGTTAACGATTTAATGGTAGTTACAGATAAAATAACTATAGGATTAGTACCAAGTCAGAGAGTAATGGTTACTAAGAAAAGTATTATTGCTCAAACAGTACTAGCAACTCCTCACTCTTTGTACAAGAGTCTTGAAACTCCTATAAGAAAGAATATTTCTAAGGATTTATCAGTAGTAGTAACTAAGCATTCTACAGTAGGTTATCTTACTTACTCAGTCTCTTTTAAGCCTTTAACTAATTTAGTTAAAGTATCTAATCAAGCTAAAGCTTTAGCAATGGCTACAGCTAGACAATTAAAAGCTTCTGCTATGTTAGAGGATGCCCAGTTACTAATTGATTTTACTAAGTAATGGTAGGATTATTATCAGTTATCTTAGTTATAGTTGGTTGGAACTCTATTGTTAACTCTGTTAGAATTAGAAAACTTGAGACTATTAAAGAAGATATTGAGTACCAGCTTCAAGAACTACAAGATGAAGTAGCAGAATTAAAGTGTAAATAACAATAGTGACTCTTCTTTGCAGGAGTCACTTTAAATAAAATTTTATGGAAAATAAAGATAGGTCAGCTTTTTCTTGTGTAAATGATATTTACTTACAAGAAGGTTTAACTAAAAGAGAGTACTTTGCTGCTAAAGCTATGCAAGGTATATTAAGTAATAATCATTTACTTGAAAAGTTAGGTAACGTAGACGGAAATAATACGTCTTTAGCTGTAATTTCATATAGAGTAGCAGATACTATGTTAAATATAGATAAATAAATTAGTATTATGAGTTGGAAATTTGAAAAATCGTTTAGAGAAGCGCATCCTGAAACAATAGGGGAAACAGACAGTCATTTTGATTTAGACAATTATAAGGACTGGCTAGAAAAGCAATTAGAAGCTAAAGATAAAACTATAGCATCTTTGCAAGAAAGTCATGATTTCTTAGAGTGTCTTGAATCTGCTGGAGTAGATAATTGGGATGGTTATGAGCTTGCCCAATGCATGATGAAAGAAGACTATGGGTATTAATACCTAATTGTTAGTCAATACAGTACAATTTCTTTTAGTATATTTGATAAAATTATTTAATATTAAAAATATGACGTGTAAAGTAACTAGTAAAGTTGAAGATTCTAAAAATCAACTAAAGTCAGTTGTATCACAAGTTGAGCCTAAAGAGTCATTGAATCCAATACCAGCAGGGTTTATATCCCATACTACTTATGGTATAGCTGTGGACAATATGACTTCAGGCTTACTAAAAGAAATTACTGCTGTTAAAGAAGCAGGAGTTATTACTCAGGTTCCTTTAGGAGAAATTACTTATGAAGATATTCATTCTGCTTATAAAAGAGTTGTAAATAGACTTGAAAAGATTCATACCGATAATCTAAGTAAGATTGCTAATATAGAGCAGAGAATGCTTGAAGCTACTTTTGATGAAGCTAATAGACCTAAAGCTGAGAATGCAATATCTATAATAAAGGCAGCTAATCTAGAGCTAGTCGAAATGATGAGACCTGATAATCATAGATTATTAGAGGACACTACCAGAATGTTAAAATCTTTAGGTATTAATGTTTCTTTGGCTAAACTAGAAGTATCTTTAATGTCTGAGGAGGATTATAAAGAGTTTTCTAAAGAGTATGAAGAGGAAAATGATGCTGAACAGAATAGTAAAGAGAGAATTTATTCTCAGGATTCTGCTTCTATAAACCCAAAAGATACTGTAGGTACAGTTATCAAGTTGTATCTACAAACTCAAGTTGAGAAGAGATATGATAAGGATGGTAATATAGTACAAGTAAGAGATCATAAAGGTTTCCCAAAGAAGATAAATGTTAGTAGGACTATTGCAGAGCTTTATTCAGTTCTTTCAGATATCAGTACTTATGAAGGAATGATAGAGAAACTTAAAGTTATTGGAACTGAAAATGCTAATCTAGCTTCTATAGCTAGTGACTTAGAAACTAAAGCTCTTGAAGACCCAGAAGCAGAATATGCTACTTTCGCTAATACTTTCTTTACAGTGTTTAATACAAGTTATACAGAAGGTAAAAAGATTATAAAGGATTTACAGATTGTAAATAAAGAAGATAATCCTGAAGCTGAAATGTGGGGATCAGAGTTTGGTACTGGTGAGCAATCACAAGAAATTGCTAAAATTTCTGTGATATCTTCAAATACTTCAGCAGGAGAAGAAGGTTTATTTAATGAATGGAAGTCTGCTTTCAATCTAATTCTCATTAAAAATAAGGAAAAAGAAGAAAGAGATTTCTTATTAAAGTCAGGTGCTCAGGTAGCTCTAGACTTGTTGAATGCTGTTTCTTTATCTGAGAATACTTCTAAAGGTTTTGAGAAGGTTAAAGATATACTTCATTCTAGGTTTATCAATGTAATGAAAATTGCAGGTATAGAAATGTCTCATGAAGGTATGAATGCTTTAAAGGAGAGTTTCGATTTCAGGGCCAGAAGGAAAGCTAAGATGGATGGGAAAGAGTATGTTGAAGCTCCTGCTGAATATTTAGCTTATCTCAAGAATACTGTTAAATTTACAGTAGATGATTTCTTACATAAAGGAAAGAACTTTATTAATTCTAGTAATCAATCAGACAATCAAGTAGCTAAGATTAAAGACTTAGCTTCTGCCCAAAGATCCATTGGTACTGATGCTACAGTAGCTTCTTATATTAATGACAACCTCAAGACTTATTTTGCTATCGGCAATTCAGATTATGTTAAAACTGTAGTAGCTTCTATTAAAAATGGATCATCTAGAGTTGTTAATAAGATTGCGGAATCTACTAGATTATTTAAAAATCTAAGTAATGTAGACAATTTAGGGAAACCTTTAGCTGAAATTAATAGATTTGATACTGATGGTAGTGCTGGTGACTTTAAAGAGTATTCTGATTTAAGTCAAGCCTATACTACTAGACTTAATATGGCTTTCAATCCTTTATTTAAAGATAAGAAAGTAAGTACTGAAAAAGAGAAATACACTATTAGAGCTAAAGCATTTAATAATGTTGGTTACTATTTTGTCCCAACTCTTAGTGATAGATCTCATGCTGACTTATTGAAGTCTTCTAGTCTTTTATCTAGAGATAGTAGAGGAGAAATTACATCTCCATTTGATACTTCTGGGAACTTAAAAGAAATATTCAGTAGAGAGTTTACTAATATATCTTTAGCTGAGGCTAATGAAGCTAATGAAGTTAGAATGTTACATACTCTAATGTCTAAGTGGGAAAAAGCTACAGATGAGCATTTCAATGAAGTTATTGCTATCTATGAAGAATCTGATTTAGGTACTTGGGTAGCTGAATTAAAAGAGTCTAAAGATTCTAAATTAGCAGATAAAATTAAATCTACTTTTGTTAAGAATTATCATGTTAATAAAAAAGGTGGTTTAGGAAATGCTGGGTGGCTACAAATAGTTCCTCAGCTTAATACTCTTTTAGAATTTGACGAAACTACTGGAGCTATTGCTAATCTTGAGATATTATCTTCTCCTAAAGCATTAGAAGTAATTACTTCTTTTGTTAAAGAACAGTATAATTATTTTGAAGAAGAATTGATAGATGGAGGATTCTTAGGTAAGTCTGCAAAAGGTAATTTATTCCTTACTAGTGATTTAGGTGCTACTTTAATACAGAGCCCTCAAAGTAAGAATATGGTCGATTCTTTACAGTCTATGTTTATCAATGACTTATTGAATAGCTACGAGTATATGATTAACTTCCAAGGAGGTGTACAATATAATACAGCAGCTGATTTTCAATCTTATTATGATTCTTATAAAACTGACCCTGCAACTGCAAAGTTAGATTTACAAGATATGATTATTGACTCTAATAAGCGTATGTCATTGCTAACTTCTCCCCAAAGTAAAGGTAGAATTTCTACTGATGAAAATCCTGGTGGCATGAAAGCTACATTTAAAGTAGCTATTTGTAAAGATGTTTATATTCAAAGTGCTTTTATGGACATGTATAAAGCAGTTCTTGCTAATAATGCAGACGTATATAGTATTGATAAGTTGAATATGACTGATGCTCAAGGTCTTTGTACTCCTGAAAGATTTAAAGATATTTTAGGTGGTAGAGGTGCTTTTAGTTACGAGAAGTACGACTTGTACGATAGACTTATGGATCCTGGTTATGAGGTTACAGTAGAAGATCTTGCAATAGTTCATAGTCATTTAAAAGGCTCTTACTATGGATTACATACTCATCCTTCTGGTAGAAAGATGATGATGAATCTAAAGTATTCTGTTATGCCTTTATTTCCTGCATTAATTGCGCATAGTAAAGAATTAACAGAAATAGCTAAAGTTATGAGAGACCAGAAGATAGATGAGGTTACATTCTCATCTGCTGTTAAAGTTGGCGCTTATAATGTAAATGACTTGGTAGATGAAAATGGAAACATTAATCAAGAATTAATGTCTATTGAATTAGATTCTAATTTCTATGGAGAGCCTGTTACTGAATCTGCTGAAGCTAAATCAGAAGCTGGTTTAGGATCTCAGATTAATAAGCTTATTAATGGTAATATGGAAATCTACAAAGGAGCTTTATTTAATGTAAATGGAGTTACTTATGCAGCTGAAGATATGGCTAGTATGTACAATGACGTTGTTAGTAGTTTATTAGCTGTAGGATACGAAACCTTTAAAGGAGATATTAATACTAAAGAAAAGTTATACAAAACTTTAATTGACGCTTCTCAGAACAATAAGTATAGCAATGATTCTTCTACTCTTTTAGACCAGTTATCTTATGATAAAGAAACTAACGAGTTAGAGATACCATTTGACTTTCCTTTATTAAATCATAGAATAGCTCAACAGTTATTTACAGTAGCTAAAGGTAAAGTATTAAAACTTAAAATGCCTGGCACTGCCGCTATCCTTGCTACTTCTTTAGGGCAGTATTCTTTACAAGAACAAAAAGAATCTGAGAGACTTAAATTTGTAAGACTTGTTGATTCTACTGGTAAAGAGTTAACTGCTGAAGAAACTAAGAAGTTTAATGATAACAAGAATAGACTTGTTAAGGCTATTAGAGCAGAAGAGAACAATGCCGAAAGTACATACAGTACTACAGATGTATTGGCTCCTTCTTTAATATCAATGGACGATATACAAAATCTTTCTGTAGAAGAGTTAAACTCTTTAGCAGCTGATTTCAATTTATCTAACCCTTTTAAAAATGATACTAATAATGTAAAATTTAAAGAATGGCTAACTACTGACAAGTTTGATAGAGTTGAGAAGAGGTATCCTAAAGAGATTAAGGTAGATATATATTCTTTTCCTACTTCTAAGTTACAAGAGATTATTGAGGTATTTTCTAAAGAGATTCCTGGAGAGTATATAGCAGACGGAAGAGATTTTAAATCCCTCTTATTGCAAGAGTATGGAATGAGTGACTCTCAATATAAGTTTGCTAAGGCTAATGAAGTGTTATTAGACAATCTTAGTAAACTAAGTCTAGATGCTAATTTTGATGTAGTCGCACAAACTCTATTAGATGAAAATGTAAGAGTTCGTGATAAAGGTCAATTATCTTTATTTGAAGGTAAAGAGGAATTTATAGACTCTAAAGAATTAGAATCTAAGAAAAAAGCCTTAGTAGAAGCTATTAATTCTGGAAAAGTTACTATCTCTCAAGAAAATATTATTGATGTTGTTGAAAATACTAAGTTGGATTCTCTTAGACAAGAATTAGCTGAATTAAGCCAAGAATACACAGTGGCACCAGCTGAGTGTGTTGCTTCTGGAAGTTATTTCACTAAGAGATTTAAAGAAATAGCTAAGGATTTAACTAAGCAATTTCTTTCAGAAAGAAAAGGTATTATTACAGCTTTAGAAGAAGAAGCTAAGTACACTAGTATTTACGAGTCTCTTGTAGAGCAATTCTTATTTAAAGATGGTTCTTATAATATGGAAGCTCTTGAGGCTGCTGGATTATTAGATACCATTGCTTACAGAATCCCCACTCAATCTAAGTCTTCTGCTGTTCCTGGTAAGATTGTTAGAATACTACCAGAACATAATGGTGCTGCTATTATCTTTCCTGCTGAACTTACTGCTCAATCAGGAGCTGACTTTGACTATGATAAAGTATTTGTAGAAATGCGACCTTTTAATATTGTAATGTATGAAGATGGTAAGATCAAGATGAAAGCTATTCACCCTTTTGGGAAATCAAAAGCATCTTTAACTTCTAAATTATTTAATATGCAAAGAAGTATTCTTACTTCATCTATGTTCTTTGAAGAGTTAATTACTCCTAATAGTACTAAGATGTTTACAGATGCTTTAAAGGATATTAAGGCTTTATCAAAGGAAGCTGTTGAAAGAAACCTTTCTTTATTTTCTATAGTTACTCAAGAGAACCATAGAATTAAAAATAGAGATAGTGCTATTCTTATTGGTGCATTTGCTAATGCAAGTATGTTACATATGATTGCTCAACAAGTTGATATCTCATTCCCTAAAGGGTTCTCAATAGACTCTACAGTTTATAAGGATTTAGGTAATGTTTATACCAATAGTAATGAGTTGATTTCTGAAGTAGTTAGTCAGGCTTTATCAGCAGCAGTTGATAATGCTAAAGACCCTATTTTAGGTAACCTAAATATTAATACTCTTACTGCACCTCTTGTAAATGCTAGTTTATTGCTAGGAGTAGATCTTAATTATGTCACAGAGCTAATTAATTCTCCTGCAATTACTACTTTTCTCAAAGGAGTAAGTACACTTATTAATAAAGGTGTTAGCCAGGATGTAGCTATTCAAAGATCTTTAAATGCTATTGATGCTGAGATTATCCAAGCAGATGCTAATGGCAATAGTATCTTAGTCCCTAATAATTCTATAAAACTTAATTATAGAGGAGACAGTACAAATGAAGACTTCATCATTGCTTCTTTTGGTAAACTCTTTAATGCTGGTAAATCACTATCTACTTTCTATGGTTCTATTAATTTAGATGCCAAGAAGCCTGTTAGTAATGTTGCTGGTAATGTTAGAAAGATTATTAGATTGTCTAAGTATATGCCTAATCTTGTCAAAGAAAGATTCCCTATGCTTGTTACAGCAGAGAAAAGTGATTTATCTGTTAATGAGGAACAACTTAGTAATCATACTAATGGAGGGTTTATTAAAACTGGTTTATTAGATGTAGTTGAAAGAATTGGAAAGGAAACTGGAGATCTCTCATTTGCCCATCAAAGAACCTACTCTATGCTGGATCATACTTTAGGGTTTAAAGCTAGTGAAGCTGACTTTATAAAAGCTTCTAAAGTATTAGCTACTACAGCTCATTATGGATTAGCTAATTCTTATTTATCAGGATTATTAAACTTCTCTAATATAAATCATATATTATTTAATGAGGATACTAATTTCTCTAATGATTTGATAAGTATTAAGAATGCTTTAAATAATTTAGCTGCTAAGAAGGGAATTAAGTCTGTATTAGCTAGAGCATTAACAGTATCTGAGAATGTTTTAAATTCTCCTAATTTTGGTGCTTTAACAGCCAAAAGGATAACTATACCTGTTGCTTTCTTAAAATCTTTAGAGTCTGGAGAGAAAGCTGATATTCAAAGAGAGATGTTAGAGTTATATGAAACTTATCCATCTTTAGTTGAGGGTTTAGTTATGTCTGGAATGGCAGTAGAGGGTTTTGATAGATATGCTGGTTCTCTTAAAGATATTATTCCTTTAAAGGTTTATGCAGATTTAGGAATTATAGAGGAGCATAAGCAATTAGCCAAACAGTACGAAGATGCTGGTAATGTTACTTTACCTTTAAAGGCTGTATCTAATTATATTCTTAACAATATGGATAAGTTTAGAAATAGACTTCAGACTATAAAAGCTGAGAATTTAATTGATACTTTAAAAGTATTTAAAACAAGATTTGAGGATTATAAATCTGTACCAGTAGTGTTTAATGTTTCTTATAAGAATGGGGAATCTGTTCTTCATAAGTTACAATTAGATTCTAATGGTGAGCTTACTGCTGTTGAAACACAGTCTAGGGGTTTAGGATTTCTAAATGATTTTACACTTGATGGTGATATGTTTAGTATTTCTAAGATGTCAGAAGTATTGCCTATAGTTTCAGAATCTGTAGAAGATATGAATGATGGTTGTATAATTTAACTACTTAACAATTTGATTATAAGGCTTACTATTAATTTAGTAAGCCTTTTTTATAAGATTAAACTACTATGAGTAAAAAACAGACTTTAGAAAGTAAAGATAGACCTATATCTACACGAACAATTAGTGAAAGTATTCTATTAGATCAATTAGATAAATGGACTATTGCATGTGAAAAGCAAGCAGAAGCTATGAGGGCTGCTGGTATGAAAGAAATAGCGATAGGAAGTGAGGCGATGGCGACTGCCTATTGGGCAGTAAAGCAGTTCGTAGAAATTAATTCTAATTGATGAAGATGATAAATTGGAGATGTATAAAAACAGACGGATTTCCGACTGAGAGTAATAAAAAATACTTAGTTACTGATGGTAAAGATATTTCTACAAGTGACGCAAGTATAGATAAAAACTATGCTACAGGAAAAACTAAGTTTAATAATTGGACTGGTGATGATAATACATGGGAAGACAATTCATGTTGTTCAGGAACTAGAGTATTTGATTTAGTTCCTACTCATTGGTGCCCAATTGATGAGTTAAATTTACCTAATTTATAAAACAAAGAATATGACAAAAGAGAAAATTGCCGAAAGTAGTATCAAGTTTAATGGTACTAAGTTGGAGCTTACAGGAGAAGTTCTAAATGTAATGAACATCTTCAAGATTGAGGGTTATGCCGAAAGAGTATCTAAGGCTAAAGAGAAGACTAAAGAGCTTAAACTTAAAATCGCTGAGTTTAAATCTCAGCTAAATGCAGGTAGTTTGACTCCAGATTCAATTTCAAAATATGGAGATTTAAAGCAAGCTTTATATATACTTAAGGACAATAAAAATTGTTCTAGTTACTATGACATTGCTATTATTCCTCAATCAATAAGAGGAGACTTAAGACATGGTAAGTACAATAACCGTAACTAATATTACGGAAAAGATATTAAATAGTAAAATTTATTCATTTGTAGAGTTTGAATTCAAAGGAAGATTTATAGAAGTTGGAGGTAAAAAATTATTAAAGCCTACTAGAACTGCTACTAAAGTCTTCTTTCAACCTAGTGCGGATTTACCCTTTGAAGTTAATGATATTGTAGAAGGAGATATAATACCCTTTGCCTATCTATACTTTAGGGGCTTTATTCCAGTACTAGGTAACTCTCTATCTACATCCTTTAGTGCTCTATGTGAGCAAGCTATAGAAGAAGAGATAGAATACAGAAAATATAAGACTCGTAAAAAGCCTGTAACAGGTAGGTCGGATTTTCCTGAATATCAAATGGTTAAGATTACTAGTAAAAACTTTAGTAAAGTTAAAAGTTCTTTATTTGCTAAAGGTTACTTTCTACATCGTGTAGAAGATTTAAAAGAACAACATCTTATTTTATAATTTTTAATATTACAACAAAAATGATCAATTTTGATTTTTTAAAGAACGTACAATTAGTTGCAACTGAGTCTAAAATCGCAACACCAGGTAGAGTATCAGTAAGTAAGCAACCAGCAGAAGGCGCAGATTTGCGTCTAATGAAGAATGGAGCAATTTATCCTAGTGAGGCTTTAGTAGCTAAATATAACTTAGAATTTCCAAACCGAGGAGTTTCTTCAGATGCTCAAGGATTTGATGTATTTACAGGAGGAGCCTGGGAAATGTATCCTGCAGAATTAGAGAATGTAGTATTTATTGCAGCAGTTTCTAAATCTTTACCTAAAGTAAGCTTATTTGGTAAATGTGCTTATCAAGTTGATGATACACCTTCTTCTTCTGTAATTGAACAAGGGTCTGTATCTGCTGGTAAATTAGTATATGCAGCCTTACATGAAGCTTATGGTTTTGAGTTTGCAGAAGATCAACAATTCGTAGATCTATTAATTATGGAAGACATTTCTATTCCTTCTCCAACAAATGTGTTCTATATTCCTAAACCGCTTCTTTCTAGAAAGACTGGAGTTAAGTCTACAGAGCATTTACGTAGAGATGGTATTGTAGTTAACCCTTTGGTTATTTACAATCCCGTTGTAGTTGATGTTTGCAATGATGTTCCAGAAGGAGCTAATGTTGAGGAGTCAGATGACTTATCAAACGAGCAAGTTGTATTTACTGAAGAAGCTAAAGCTGATGTGGTAGTAGAGAATATCTCTGAGAATAATCAAGCAGCTGCTGCATTTGATGCACAAACTTCAAGTTTCCATAACCCAACTATGTAATATTGGGCACTTTATATTACTACGGAGATGATGTAAATCTCTCTAAATACAAACGTAATGTAGAGTTTAACTTTGCATTAGGAAAACTTAAAGAGCTTAAACAAATTGGATTGGACGTTGAGACTAATTTAGCAACTTATGAACAAGGATTTAAGTTAACTACAGTACAGATTAGTAATATAAAAGGTGATGAAGTTTATGTTTTTCAAATGTCTTTCTTAGATGCTGAAGAGAAACATAAACTTCTCTCATATCTAGCATCCCCAGAAGTAGTAAAGATATGTCAAAATGTGCCCTTTGAGTACAATCGACTTCAACAAGAAGGTTATATTGCAGAGAACTTTTGGGATACTATGATAGCTGAGAAAGTTATCAAATCAGGTGAAGCTGAAGTAAAAGGTTCTTATTCTCTAGAAACTGTTATATATGAAAGATTCGGTGTATTATTGAACAAAGATATGCAAAAACAGTTCGGAGATAATATTATTACAGATGAGAAGCTTGAGTATGCAGCAATGGATGTTGTTTACTTAGGTAGATTAGCTAGAATACAATATCTTCTACTTAAGGCTGACGATCAGTTAGAGGTAATGAAGCTTGAAAATGAGAATATTCTAGCTTTAGCTGATATGTCTTATGAAGGATTTACACTAGATGTTCCTAAATGGTTAGACAATATTGAGAAAGCACAGCCTTTATTAGATGCTTCAATTGAAGAATTAAATACTATTTTAAAAGAAGACTTTAGAGAACAAGCTATTAAAGATAAGTTTCTATTTGTAGAATCTCAAATTAGGTTTAATAAGAGATCTAGTACAGATAAATTAAAATTGCTTAGTTTAGTATTTGACGATATAGAAGGTACTTCTGAAGTATACCTTAAATCTTATCTAAAAGAAAAGGATTCTAATTTTCCTAATGTAGATGGTATGACTGCTAGACAGGCTAATCCTATTATTAAGGAGTATTTATCTGTATATGAGAATAACAATTTTACCTTAATTAAATTGTTACTTAATAAAGACTACCTAACATTCTTCAATGCTTTCCTCACTAACTTCAGGGAAACTGTAATAAAGGAAGGTTTATATCTTCCAGAGAACTCTGTAGATATTAATTGGGGCAGTACTTCTAAAGTGTTAAAGGTTTTCCAATATGTAGATCCTAGAATAACATCTACAGCTGCTGAAGTAGTTGCAGACAATTTGCATAAACATAGGATATTCAAAAGCTATCAAAGAAGACAATTTTCTAATTCCTTATTAACTAAATTTGGTTACGGATTCTTAGATAAAGTAGATCCAGATGGAAGGATTAGGTCTAGATATGACCCTATTAAAACTACTGGCAGAATAGGAAGCAGTTCGCCTAAAATATGTTGGGCAGCGTGACCGTGAGGCACGTAAAAAATATCGGATGAATTGCTGGAAACCCTTTGGGCAATCGGCAGCCAAGTTAGAGATACATCTCTAAAAGGTTCAGAGACTACCTGAGCAATAAAGTTTGCTTAATAACAGGAAGTAGCCAGTAGTAGTTTATTGGTGAAAAAGCGTCCGACAACTTTGAATACACTGGAAATTATTGTATTTTTACATAAAATATTAAATTAATACAACAGATACCAGTATGGAATTAACTAAAACAGAGCTTATGGCTCTACTATCAACAACAGACTTTCATAAGGAAATAACAGCCAGTACAGGCGTACCTGTGTGGAAACTAGAGAACCTAATAAAGAGATATAGCCTACAAGGATACAGAGATGAGAATAGATACAAATGTATCGAGCACTTATTAACTGTAGACAGCCCAGATTTTTGTTATTTATTAGGATTATGGGTTACTGATGGGTATTGGAATGAAGGTGCTTGGTGTATAGGGCTTAATGATAGAGATGTTTTACATAGACTAGGTAAAATATTTAATTGTAAAGTGTATACGTCTAAACAAAAAGGAAAGAGCATCAGATATATCTTTACACTACCCTCTAGATTTTGTGATAAAATCAGGGAGTTGGGATACACACAAGGAGCTAAAACTTTTGATGTTCATTTACCTTACATACCAAAGGAAAATTGGAAATATGTTATTAGAGGTATGCTAGATGGAGATGGATCAATTACTAAAATAATTAGAAATTACTCTGCTAGTTTCTTTTCTGTATCTAAAAACTTATTAATGGAATATACTAGGTATTTAACAGAGCTGGGGTTTAAATATAGTATACATTCACACGGGAAGTATGGTAAGTCTAATGTAGTAGTGAACTCCTTAGATTTTTTACTATATGTGTATACAGATAGATATGATTTATGTTTAGATAGAAAATTAAAAACAGTTAATGATAAAGTTGAAGAGATAGTCCAAGCCTATTCGATAATAAAGAATAGGAGATAGAACATGCAACAGATTCCTGCAAACGCATTGCCTAAAGATAGACAGAATGATTATCGTAATGCTTTTATACCTAACTATCCTGGGTGGAAAATAGTATCTGGAGATATGGTTGGTCAAGAATTGGCTATTATAGCTGTAAGATCTGGAGAACCTTTATGGCTACATGCTCTTAGAAATTCTTTAGACTTACACTCAATTTCTGCTGCAATAGCTTATGGAGATAAGTGGGTGAAAGCAGCAGAACCAGATTGTGTATTTGAGAAATTAAACGAATCTGGAGAGAAATCTTGGTTTAAATGTGACTGTAAAGGTCATAAAGAACTCAGGACTAATGGTAAAGCTGTGAATTTTGGTCTTGCTTACGGAATATCTTTTATAGGATTAGCTAATGACTTAAAAATACCTGAACAAGAAGCTAAAGATTTAATGAAAGATTACTTTAAAGGTTTTCCTAAGATTGCATCTTTCTTGTATAGTAGAGGTCAACTGGCTATGAAGTTAGGCTACTCTGAAACAATGAGTAAGTTTAAAAGAAGAAGACATTTTCCTGATTTTGGTAAACCTGGCTGTGATTATGGAGCTATTGATAGAGCAGGTAAGAACGCTGTGATACAAGGTGAGGCTGCTGACCAGATAAAACTAGCTTTAGTTTACTGTAGACGCTGGATTAATGATAACAATCTTAGAGATAAGATTAAATTAGTCTGTACTGTACATGATCAAATTGATACTATGTGTGCTCCAGAAGTAGCAGAAATGTGGCGAGATAAGTTGCAGTTCTTTATGGAGAAGGCAGCTTTTGATTGTTTGGGAACAGATTTATTAAAAGCAGAAGTTAATATAACAGACAAATGGAGTAAATAGTATGACAAAAATATTAAAATGTAACTGCGTTAGTGAGTTCCAAGATAAAACTTACGGAGTAGGAAATAGAGTATTTAATGAATCTGAAAAAGGAGCTACTTGCACAGTATGCGGCTCATATAATTCAGGTAAATCTTCAATTAAGAAATAATGAATGTAGTAGAAAATTATAGAAAAGGGGCATCTAAGATACTAGCTGTTTTTACTAAAACTGTAAAAGAACTAGAAGACTTAAACAGATCAATTGCTAAAAAGAAAGATAGCAATGAGACAGTAGTTAATAACCTAAAAGGTACTATAAACTGCCTAAAGAGTGAGAATACTTTGTTGTGTTTGGAGCACTCTAAGAATGTAGATACCATCAATAAGTTAAATTCATTATTTGGTAAGTAACTATGAAGTTAATATTATATGTACAGCCCAATTGTGAGCCTTGTACAATTTTAAAGAATTACTTAGAAACTGAAAGTATTCTACAATACTTTGAAATAAAGGATGTTACTTTAAAACGTGATATAGCTCTAGAAGCTAAAGGTCATGGAATAAAGAATACTCCTGGAATGATAGGTATTGCTGAAGATGGTAAGGTTACTAAACTTAGTAGACTTAATGTCTTAGCTTTCGTAGATAAACACTTTTAGATGACTAGAGATGAAGCACAAGAATATTGCGTTGATGTCTGGTTAGTAAGTAATCGTAAAGGTACTTTACACTTATCTACAGGTTTTGGAAAATCAAAAGTTACAATAGATATTCTCACTGCTTTATATGAAGATGGTACTTTAGATGAAAATTCTAAAGTACTTCTTCTATCTAATTCTGAGGATCTTAGAGATAAGAACTGGAAAGATGATTTTGAGAAATGGGGCAAGTCTGATATTTATAATAAGTTAGATAGCCAATGTTATCAGACTGTATATAAATGGAAAGATAAAAAATATGACTTTGTAATTGCTGATGAATTAGATTATGCTTTGACTGAAGCGTATTCAGAAGTATTCTTTAACAACTCTTTTGGCATGGTTCTAGGATTAACTGGAACTATATTTGGAGATGATAAAATAGAGTTACTAAATAAGATAGCTCCAGTAGTTGTTAAGATTGATCTTAATACTGCACAATCTATGGGAATACTTAATAAAGTAAATGCTGTATTTGTAAAGTACTATTTATCTAATGAAAAGAACATTGAGGTTCCTGCTAAAAATCAAAAGTTTTTTACTTCTGAAAATGCTCAATATGCTTATTATGTTAATAAAGTATCTAGTTTAATGGTTGAAAAATCAATGACTTGGATAAAAGAAGAGAAAGCTAAAATAGATAAAAAGATTACCTTTGTTACTAGGAACAGAGCTAATCTGTTATATAGATCTTCTTCAACAATTAAAACTACTAAGCAATTACTAATTAAGTTGCTATCAAAGAAAGTAGCTGTATTCAGTATGTATACAGATATTGCTGACTTATTAGCTCGTAATTCATATCACTCTAAAAATAAGCAATTGAATAACTTAGAGAGATTCCAGAATGGGGAAATAAGACTACTTTCTATATGTAAGGCTGTAGATAGAGGCGTTAATATACCTGGTTTAAATACAATAGTACTTAGCACTTTTAACAGCTCTAAGACTAGGCTCCATCAGATTGTTGGTAGAGGTTGTAGATTAAAACCAGAAGAGTATCTTACACTGTATATAATGCTTCCTTACTATATAGACGTTAAGACTAGTACTGTAAAAGCTACTAGGCAAGTCGAGTGGGCAAGAGAGGCAGTAAAAGGTTTTAAATTTAATTCAATGGAGGTTATTAACTTATGAGAAAATACACACAATTTGAAATTGTGGATAAAATGATAGACTCTGGTGTTATAGCTAGAGTCGGGGAGCAGTATGTAATTACTGCCAAGTTTGAGAAGTTTGATAATTCTGCTACTAAAGTTCCTATTAAAGATAAAGTAGACAAGCTAAGTGAGATTGTAGCCCTAGCTAGAGTTCCTTTGCAAGCACTATCTCCTGTAGGTACTTATTATCCTTTACGAAATAGATCTCAGGCAGCTAAGGATAAAGTTAACTATCTATTATCTACTGGTAAATATACCACAGATCAATTAGTTAAGGCTATGAATAAGTATTATAGTACAATTACTACATGCCCGAAAGTAGTAAGTAATATGGTATTAGATGGTATCCTTGAGGACTATGCAAATAACCTTTCTGATACTTCTGGAATAGTTACTAATACAAATGGGTTTATGTTGTGAGTATATTTCAGAAGGAAGTTTTACAGCCTATTTATGATGGGTTAACTAAGAAAGCTAAGATTATACCAATTCATCTTGATAGGATAGGAGAAGTTATACCTATTCGTAAATCAATTTATACACTAGTTGGAGGTAATACTGGATGTGGAAAGACTTCTTTTGTAGACGATACTTATATCTTAGAGCCTTTAGATTGGTTATCTAAGAATAAAGATAATACTGATGTAAAGTTGAAAGTTCTATATCGCTCAATGGAAAGAAGTAGAAGTCTTAAATTGATTAAATGGACTTGTTGGAAATTGCATAAAGATTATAATTTATATATAGATGCAGAGACTTTGCAAGGATTTAAAAAAGATAAGATAGATACTACTACATGGGAATTGATAAAAAAGTGTACAAATTGGGCTGAATCTCTATTAGATAATGTACAAATTGTAAGTGATAGATGTACTCCAAAGGAATTAAAGAATTGGGGAGACTCCTACGCTTTTGATAATGGTAAATTATACCAAGCTGATAGGGTGGGTGTCAAGGAAAATGGCAATGTTGGGTATACTTATAAATTTTCTGGCGATAAGACTAAGACACTATCTACTGGGGAAGTAGTACAATATGTAGAAGTTCCTGACCTTTCTGGTAAGTTACATACTCTTGTTCAAGATGATAGGATATATTTTGAAAGAAATGCTAATCTTATAACTGAGGTAATCGCTGACCATATTGGAAAATACGCTATGGATCCTGGTGGAAATAGAAAATCTATAATAGATGAAGCCTCCATGCACATGAGTGACTTTAGAGATACATACAAATTTAGTCCTATAGAAATATCTCAGTTCAATAGAGCCATAGGAGATATACAAAGGACTAAAGTATTTGGTGCAGATGTATCACCAAAATTGGAAGATTTCAAGGACACATCAAGCACGCAAGAGAACTCAGATTTAGTGTTATCTCTATATAATGCTAATAGATATAAGGCTTATGATACTAATGGATTCTATCAAGGGTATAATATTCGTGATAGACTTATTTCATATAAGACAGGGGCTGCTAGATTTAGATATTTATCTATCCTTAAGAACTCTTATGGTCCAGATGATATATCAATTGGTTTGAAGTTCTTAGGAGAGGTTTCAAGATTTACATCTTTGCCTCCAGTACCAAAAGAAGGAGAAACTAGTCTTGCACTAGAGAAAGTGTACGAACAAGTATGCTTAGGATTTTAATAATTAATAAATAATTTATGGCAGATTTAATTCTAGTCGAAGGTGATTCTGGAACTGGAAAGAGTACAAGTTGGAGAAATGTTCCAGCTAATGAGAGTTTTATAATCAGACCTAATACTAAAAGTTTCCCTTTTAGAGGGGCTAAAGTCAATTATACAGAATTTGTTCCTACTACAGGAAAAGGAAATGTTTGTACTTTAGCAGATTTCTCTCAAATTGGAAGCTGGTTAAAAGCTATTAGTGATAACCTAAAGCATGTTAAGTATATCCTAATAGAGGATCTTACTCACCACATGACTAATACAACTTTAGGTAAAGCATTTTTGGCTCAAAATTCAGGTAATGCTGCATTTGCTAGATGGAATAAGTTTGGAGCAGACATTAACGATAATCTATTTAAGTCTACTTTAGGGCTTAGAGACGATTTATTCATCACAGTGTTCCATCATACTCAAATAGATGATTCAGGTAAAAGAGTATTTAAGACACAAGGGAAACTAATGGAAAACGCAATTGACCCAGTTTCTCATTTTACTTATGTATTCCATACTAGTATAGTAGCAAGTAATGATAAACGTGAATACATGTTTATTACAAATAATGATGGAGTACATCAGGCTAAAACACCAATGGGATGTTTTGCAGATCTTTATATCGAGAATGATATGATGAAAGTATTTGATACAATTAATAAATATAATTTAGGAGAGTAATCTCAGTAATAATTTTAATACAATACAACAATGGCACAATTAGGAGTAGGGATTCATGAAGGAATCACTTTAGGTGAAGGAACAGGTTACGCAGAAGGTAAAAATGGTAAATCATTTATCAAAATAGTTTTCGAACAAATTGTAAAGATAGACAACTACCTTGAAATGTTTGATTCTAATGAGTCAGCAGAAAATGGTAAGCAATCAATTGTAATCTTTGGTATTAATGCTACAGATTTTAATGGAAATCAAAAAGAGTCAGCAGCTCTAATTGCAGAAGTACAGCTACTTAAGAGAAAATTACAAGACACGCTAAGTATGCACATGACAGTAGAACAAGCTTCTTCTGTATTTGGTACTAAAGTAATCTTTAATGGCACAGGTGTTTTAGAGAACCCTGCTAATCTACCTAATCTTATTACTCAACAAGCGGTTTTAGATAAGGTATATGAAAACTTAGGTAAGGCATTTGATACCGCAGCTAAGAACTTAGTAGGAGTTAATCCGTTTAGAGTTAAGTTACCTAGACAGAGTGAGGCTAAACATTCAGCTACAATTCAATGCTCTAAAGGAGACACTTGGATTGAGTCTATGCTTGTCCCTAAAGACCAATCTAAGGTAATGTGGACTGCATGGCAAATTGAAACTAAGCGTTTTGACGGTACTCCAGTAGCTCCAGATGTAGTAGTTGAAGAGGGTGCTCCAGCATTTACAGCTCCTATTGCTCCAGCTTTTTCTGCACCAGAAGAAGTGACTCAAGCAGTAGATCAAACAGAAGCAGCACCTGATATGTTTTCAGCACCAGCTTTTAGCAGTCCAGAGTAGATTAAATGGGTATACTAGAGGATAGTCTAAAGTCTTTAGAATTATCTGTCGAGAATATATTATCTCTTGTAGATGATTATTCTATTTATACCCATTATATAGAACAGGAATTAGAGTTGGGAGACACTTATTCTTCTCCATTAAGAGATGATGATAGTTCTCCTTCCTTTAGTTTATTTTACAGTTATGGGAAAAACAAAGTAGATAAGATATATTTTAAAGACCATGCTTTAGGGTCAGGAGATGTATTTGATTTTGTATCTCTATTATTTAGGGATAGCTCAGGTAGATTACCTTTTAATAAAGTACTAGAACAAGTAAATAAAGATTTAAACTTAGGTTTAGGTTCTGGAAAGTATGTACAGAATTGTACTAAACGAATTAGAACTAGACCAATTGAAAAAGAGAGGAAGAAAATATTCATAGTATCTAAAAAAGTAGAATCTTCTAGATTTTTAGATTACTGGAAGTCTTTAGGTATTTCCAAAAGAATAAGAGATATGTATTTCTGTACTGAGCCTAGTACAGTAATATACAAGGGGAAAAATTCTATGGATTACACATATCCTAGTGGTTTGACCATTGCTTATAGAATATACGCTGAGTATAAGCTATATAAACCTTTTGCACCTAAGAAAGATAAGTTTAGAAATAATTATCCTCCTGAATTTGTAGAAGGTTGGTTACAAATTGATTGGTCCAGAACTGATTATATTTGTATAACTAAAGCAATGAAGGAGTGTATGTACTTTAGGGAACACTGGGATATTCAAGCTATTGCTGGAAAGAGTGAATCTAATATGATACCTGATTTTCTTATGGCTAAAATATTAAAGCACTTTGATAAAGTTTATATATGGCTGGACCCAGATGCTACTGGTATACTTTATACTTCTAGATATCTAGAATTGTACCCTACTTTAATACCTTGTCATATGCCAGAAGATGCAATTGATAAGGATATAACTGATTTTCATCTTCACAATCCATTTAATTTAACAGACCAATTGGTCAAAACAAATTTTAATTTATGATTGAAAAAATTGTAGGCCTACTTAACTCTGGAAAGAGTGGAAAAGTAGGCTCTTACGAAGTAAAGCATTTAAATAGACGAGATGTTAGATATAGTTACGTATATAATGACGGAACTAAAATACTATCAGCAAAGTATACTACTTTTGGGTTGTTTAAAGCACTTGCTTTAGTTGATTATAATGTCACAAGAGATATTATTAAGCTTTTAAAAGAACCTAAATCTCCTGAAAAGGTGATAGACTGTGATGAAATAATTTCAGCTTTTGTAGGACAATCTGCTTATAAAGATGAGTATTATACAGTAGCAACTAAATCACTGCTTAGTGAGTATAATGTGACTTTTACTTCCCTATACTACAAAAATAACTTAATGGCTTTAGTAATATCTACTAATACTTACACACAATTTAATATGTACTGTAAGAACTCACAAAATCCTTTATTTATGGAGAGATTGCTTAGTACTATTTTACCACCAAATGAATATAAAAAATTGTTAAATGAGAAGTTTGACTGTGTGCGTACTTTTAACTCTGCTATATTTGTAGGAGGTATTGCAGAGACTCTTATAAGTATGACAAAGACTAGAGAAGATTTCATTGCTAGTCAGGTAAAAAAAGCTACTAAAGAGGAGGCAAGAGAAAGAAAGTCCTCTGAATTGGAACCTAATCAAAAACAATCTCATTACCCAGAAGAAGAATCACTAATATTGATATCTGATACTATTGGACTGAATGGATGGGAATTTGATGTATTTAAAAGATTATATCGTTGCCGAAAGAAAGGAGAGTTTGCTAAGGATTTGGGTAAGATCTTAGATACAATTGATTTGTACATATCAGAGTATGAAAGGATCAAAGATCTTAAAAATGGTACAATTAGTGAGTTTCTGAGATTAAATTCAAGTTTCAGTTTGTCTAACAAGTTAGGACTTAATTGTTGGGAATCCAATATTTTTGCTTTAATTTGCCAATGTAGAGTATCTGGACATCTTGAGACAGACTTAAATAAAGCTAAGATAACAGTAAAAAATTATCTTAGAGAGTATTCACCAACAAAATAAATTATGAGATTTTATGCCAAAATTATTCTTTCTATCCTACTATTTTCAGTTCAAATTTCTGTAATAAATTGTACTAGAGCAAGATCCTTTGCTTACGAGGACACTCTATTACGGGAAGTTGAAAGTATGGTTAAAAACAACAATTCATTCAAATTAGCTTTAGCTATAAGAGAGTCTTCAAACAATTATTGTGCTTGGCACAAAGGCGGAGCGTTAGGTAAATATCAATTTATGCCTAGAACTTTAAAAGGTTTAGGGTTAGGAGATTTTACCTTAAAACAATTCATACAAACTCCTTCCTGCTTTAGTCCTAAATTACAGGAATATGCATTAAATTTAAAAATCAATGATGATATAAGAATATTATCTGATTTTAAAGGAATTAATTACCTAGAGAAATATATAGGTAAAGAGTTCCTAGGTACAAAAATAACTTTGGCAGGAATCTTAGCTGCTGCACATCTTGGAGGAGTCTATGGAACTATAAAGTTTCTTGACTCTTCTGGGAAATACAATCCATCAGATTCTAATAAAACAACTATTGGTAAGTATCTGGTAGAATTTTCTAAGTATAATTATAATAATAATGTATTATGCGAATTAAAAAAGGTGAAAATAGAGGGCATAAGTCACTCTTTAAAAGAAAGATATATGTCAAGTTTACATCTCCTTACTCTCAGCTAAGTTGTAAAGGTAACTGGATTGATGTTTCTGCTGTTGAAGGGTACACTTTTAAAACCAACAATAACAACTTTGAATCTATCAACATTCCTTTAGGGATTATTACTGAAATGCCAAAACACTATAGAGCTGCATTAAAATTTAGAAGCTCAACTTGTGATAACTATGGTATTTTACAGAGAAATCCTGAAGGGGAAATAGAGCCTGATTTTGGTAAAGAGTGGAAACTACCTGTTGTAGTTTTACCTAAATTTATTAGAATGTTCAAATCCATAAACCCAGGTGATAGAGTAGCACAGATTAATTTTAGTCTGCAATCTACTGCTCCTTGGTATGAAAAGATTAGAGAGTTATTTATTAAACAGGAAATTATAATAGTAGATGGGGTAAATTCTACTAGAGAAGGTTTTGGATCAACTGGTAGATAATGGAAATAGATATTAAGAGCACAGGTGGCTCTTCTTCTATTGTTAGGGGTATAGCTGATGGAGCTATGCCCCTCATTATTAAAACAATTCAAGAAGACCAATATAAGTACCCTATAAAATCTGCTATTAGAGAATTAGCTTCTAATGGAAGAGATTCTATCTCTGAGAAAAGACTTGCAATTGATATAATACAAAACGGAGCTGAGATTAGTAAATATTATAACACAGAAGCTGTTGTAAACGATCTAACTAAAGACAGTTCATTTAACAGAGAGTATTATGATCTAGATTGGCTAGATACTGAAGATTCAGTTCATATTGTATATACAGAAAAACCTAATGAGCTTAGAGACCATATCAGCATTAAAGATACAGGTGTTGGGCTAGGTGGTAGACGATTGCAGGGTTATATGGAACTCGGATACTCCACTAAAAGATTAAGCAAAACTGTACTAGGCTTCTTTGGTTTTGGTGCTAAAGTTGCTATAGCTACTGGAGCAGAGTTCTATAAAGTAGTTTCTAACTATAATGGAAAGAGATTTGAGTTTGATATTTATGGAGATGATTATGTTAACTGTACGCCTCCGATAGGATATGATTCATTCAACCCAAAAGAGATTTGGGAAGTAGAGGTTAAGCTTCCTACTGGTGAGATAGTTAAACAACATAAAGATATTTACTATATCAACACTACTGAGAAAAATAGTGTTACTATATCATTCGATGTTAAAAATCCTAGGGATAATAGAAGAAAGTATAGAGAAGCTGTTAAAGATCAATTAGCTTACTTTGGTGATATTATTAGATTTGATTGGAAGGATTACTATGATACAGAGAATATAAAATTCTCTCCTATAGAGTATGAAGATGAACAAGTTATAATAGCTGAAAGGTCTCCTTATAACGTACCTCATTTAGTTCTTAATGGTGTTAATTATGGTCCTATAGATTTTGGAGAGATGGAACGTGAGAGAATGACTGGAGGTATAGGAATTAAAGCCGACATCAATCAGCTAGAAGTAAATCAATCTAGAGAGTCTATAAAGTATTCCAATAAATCTGTTACCTATATCAACTCACTTTTAGAGGGTATATCTGACAAAGCTCATAAAGAGATTATGGAGAATGTGGATGTATCTTCAATTGTAGGATGGATGACAGTTAATAATACCTCTGCTTCTTCTGGTAATGAAGTCTTTAACAGATATAGAGGATTAGTTAAAAGAGACTTATTCAGCAAGACCTTTATTACCCCTTCTGGGTTTACTTTAAAATCTGCTTCAGATTTAACTACTTTCTTAAATATAAGAGAAGTTAACAAACCTTATGAAAAGGTATGTCTATCAAGCCCTGTAACAGTTCTAAAACCTTTAGTTGTAGTTAATTTTGATTCTTCTGCTTACTCTTATAGAAAGGTAGAGTATATCTACTCAACTTTGAATAATAATAGTAGTTTTACCTATATAACACCTAAGTCTTCTTCTAAAGATGTAGACCTAACTGACGAGTTATTAGCTCAGTTCTTAATTGTACCAGAAGTACTAGATTGGGATAAGGTTATTGTACCTGACGATTATAAGACTAATATTAAAGAGGCTGAAGTAGAATCAGAGGAAGCCAATGAGTTAGGTATAACAGAAAAAGATCTAAAATTAACTGCTAGAAAAGAAAAGAGAAGTTTTCCTAGCAGAAAAGTAATATATAATAGAGGGTCAGGTGGCTATAATAAATTTATAATACAAGAACAGAATGTTAAAGATCTTTTAACAGCTCCTAAACATAGTATTATTTATGGCTTTACAGAAAGTAGAGATAATTTATTACTTAGCCATATTGTTACAAATAAAACTGTACTTTTAATATCTAAACAATATTCTAAGTATTTTACAAATCAATTACATGTTGATGCTGCGATGTTTAATTGCAGTGATAATAAAATTTATATGACAGAAGATTTTTATAAAACAGCTCTCACTATATATATAGAAGATAAGCTAAGAAAAATGGATTTATCATCATATACTGCACTCATACCTAATATTGTAGACAAGTTACTAGAGTTACGTAAAAGTCTTAAAGATCATACTAAAGATCTTTCTTATAGTCAGCGAGAGTTTATTGATAAGTTAGGGTTTAGAGATTTTATTCAACCTTTATGTAAACTACAAGATTTCGGAATAGAAAATTTATCTGAAGAAGAGCTTGCTAAATTAAAGTCTACATATGGGGGTAGTATAGGAGTGATGTCAATATTCCCAGAAGAGATAGTTGAGAAGCTCAGGGAGGTTAGAACAGTAATTACAGACGATATGTTAGAATTTTTAGATAGTTATAAGTTTAATATTAATAGATCTAATGTATTACTAAAAGAGTTTCTTGATTACAAAGAAGTATTCAAGATAGACACCAATTTAAAAAAGGAGGAAATAGATGATTCTATTAATGAAGACTGATTACAGTGAATACATTCATGTAACAGCAGGAGTAAAAATCTTTAATTTGCCTTTCAAGGAGGAAACTAAAGATAATGTATTAGAAGCAGTAACAGCATATGAAGAAGCTGTTGAAGCTGGTGATATTAAACTAGTTAGAAGTATTATTGCAGAAGTAGATACTTACTGTGAAGGATTATTAAACTCGTCGGAAATGCTGCCAATAGGCAAATACCTATTGCATGATGTAGTTAAAAATGTATTTTACTTTACATTTGAAGATGTAGCATTGAACTATCCACTACCACAAAAGTTTGTAGATATCTTTATGAAAGATGCCGAAAGTGGTAATAGTTCTGATGGACTAGCTTTGTACATTGGAAGGTTTATTAATAACCCTTACTTTGAGTTAAGTAGATTAGACCAGTTAGCAGAGGAGATTTCTTCTACTTATACAGTAGCATCTAAACGAAAAGAGTTTGAAAAAGCTGGCTATTCCTATGAAGAAGCTAAAATTAGAGCCACTGTACCTGATAAACAGGTTACAAATAATGGTATTTTAGTTACTTATAAAGTAGTTGATGAAGTATTGGATGCTTATGCTTTAGACAAAGATGAGAAACGAATCACTGTACCTCGTTATCCTTACACTAAAACTGTTGATCCAGATACTGGAGAAATAACTACTGATGTAACTTACCCTGAATTTGTAGAAGGTAGACTATTTAAACCAGCCATTCACTCTTCTGGGGACAAATTTCTTTGTGGAGATAAGCTTATGTATAACTATAAAGTAGGTGTAAATCACTCTTTACCAAGTTGGGATATGGTATCTACTACTGATGGTCGTAGCCATGAAAAAGGATTACATAGCGGTAAAGTTTGCCGCCTTTCAGCGTAAGCTGTTATTGAAAAGCTAAATTTATTTAGTGAAAAATTGTCCAAAAACGGTGAAGGTTAACACTGCTACGGAATAAATTATATATCTTTGTATATGTTTAATTAATAATATATACATGTCATTAAAAATAAAAGAAGAAAAAATTTTAGATATTATAGATAACCATAAAGTAGATAAACTTTCTGTTAGTGAGATTTCTAAACTTCAAGGTTTACCTAATAGTACAATATACGCAATACTGAAACGACGATGTGTAACTATAGATAAGTCTTGTACAGATAGAAGAATGTACAAAGTAAATGATAATTATTTTGATGTTATAGACACTACTGAAAAAGCATATATTCTTGGTTTGTTAGCAGCAGATGGTTGCGTTACCTCAAGAAACAGATTACTTTTTAAGCTTGAAGTATCGGATATAGAAGTTGTTAAGTATGTATCTAGTAAGCTAAGTGATAGGCCTCTACAAGATGATAAGCGTATAGCATCTTCTGGTAAATTTTGTCATTCTGTTAGATTGGAAATAGTATCAAAAAGATTAACATCTTCTCTTTCTAAGTTGGGTATTGGGTTACATAAAACAAGTAATGAAATATTCCCTGACATCAAAGATGAATTTAAGCCTGCTTTTATACTAGGGTTTTTTGATGGAGATGGTAGTGTATCTAGAAGAAACATACCATTAAAGCGTAAAAAGTCTATACAAGTATACATATGTTGTACTAATAGAAAGTTCCTTGAAGATATACAAGTATTTTTAGGGTTCGGTTCTTTGTACACAGAGAGGAGAAAGACTTTAGATATGTATACATTAAGATTTAATTCTTTTGAAGATAAGAGAAAGCTTTTTAATTTACTTTACTCTTCACATGATTTTTACATGGAAAGAAAATATAATTTATATAGCAGTTATATTAATACCGTGCTAAGCTACGAGAATGGTAGCCAGTGTAACGCATAGGTACTGAGCGATATATCAGCAAAAATGTACCCACGAGTGGACGACAACCAACAGTCCGTTGGTTGAAAATATATGCTAAACTGGGTTGTACTGACCAACCGATGAAAATGAGGGAAACCTCCAGAGCCTAAGATAAAAAACTTAGGGTTAATAATAAATGGGACTTGGGTATATAAATAACTACTTAGGGAAAGGCAGACAATTACTTTGTGCATTTGTTGATCCTGCTTTGATTGGTAAGTTTACTGGAGTTGGTGGAGAACTTACTTCTAAAGACTTATTTATCTATGGTCATGCTAATCCAGAATTAGTTACTGGTAGTTTGTATCACCATAGTAAATTATTCCCAGTTACTGATGATTTAAAAGCTTCTATTAAAGAGAATATCGAAAAGATTAACTCTATACTAGACGCTAATATCTAATAAATAAGGCTACTGTGTAATGCAGTAGCCTAATTATTATGGCTAAGAATAGAAATAGATCCGCAGGTAATGGGTATGAATTAACTACAGCTCATAGACTTAGAGAGTGTGGGTATCCAGAAGCAGCTAGTACACGAGAGTGTAATAAAGCTAGAGATAATAAGAAAGTAGATATTTGTAATAGAAATGAGGGTGATGAAGGAGAAGGTAGGATGCCTTTCAACATTCAATGTAAAAACCTTTGTACTAATGCAAATTACGTAAAAATACTTCAAGAGATGGAGAAACATAATGGTACTAAAAGACCTAATATAGTACTCCATAAAAAAACAAAGAAGGTTGGTACTAAGTTCATGCCTGAAGGAGAGTATGCAATAATGTCTGCTGAGTCCTTTTATGAGCTTTTAGTTAAATTTAATAAATTATGCAAAGAAGGACAGTAATAGATGCTGATAGTATAATACATGCTGTAGCTAGTATCAATGAGAATAATACTTCTAATGATTTACAAGTAACTACTGAAGTGGCTTTTAGGATTAATACAATCCTAAAGAATACCGATGCTACTCATTATGTAGGATTTATTGGTGTTTCAGGAGGTACTTATAGACATAAGTTAGCTGTCACTAAACCTTATAAAGGGAATAGACCTACAGAGCCTTCAAAGGGTATGAAAAGATGGAGAAAAGTAATTGAAGATTACATGATGTCTAATTTTAATATCTATCAAGTAAAAGACGTAGAAGCAGATGATTGTTGTATATCATATGCTGAAATGTTTAGTAATGTTACTATTGCTAGCAATGATAAGGACTTGAGACAGAAAGCTGGAAAGATTTATGTTTATACTGGTTCTAAGAATAGAGCTGAAGGTTTACATATAATAACAGAGGAAGAAGCAGAGCTAAACCTTATGTCTCAGATGATTACAGGAGATGTAGGCGATTCTATATCAGGTCTCCCTGGTAAGGGCAAGGTATTTTTAGATAAAATGCTTGCTGAAGGTAAGAATCTAAGCGATGTGATAGAGTTATATAGAAGTACTGTAGGTGATACATACTTACTAGAGCAATATGAATTACTTAGAATGAAAAGAGATTTATGTCCTATCTATCCTTTTAGACCTGTACCTGAATTTGTACAACATACTTCATTTGACACACCAGAGACAAGATTTCCTTTTGCTGCATTCGAGCAGTAGAAGATAGTATGTACCATTAAATTTTTGAATGCCTAATATGGTACAAGATTTATATAAAAAGGAAAATTTAATAAAGGACTTTCTATTTCCTTTATTAGATTTAGATAAACAAACACTAGGAGAAGAGTACATCTCTCATACATCATATATAAAAGGTAAAGGAATAGTACAGATATTTTATACTGTACAAGTAGTAGTAAATACAGAACATAAAAACTATCATTCTGATTTTTATATAGATTCTTTACATTGTGTCGAGTATAAGCTACCTAAAGAGTTTATAACTGATGCTGATAGTATGAGTATTGGAAGCTATCACCTAGTTAAACCTACAACTAAGGCAAAGATACTTAGTTGCGGGTCATTAAAATATAGAAAAAACTTTGCTGAAAAGACTGTAATTAGCGACAAACACGCTTTATTACTTATGTGTGATGAACATTACTATGAGTTTGTTTGTTCTACTTTAGGCATTGATATGGAGGATATTGACTTTGGTACTTTTGGTGCCTTTAATTAAAATTTATATATGCTTAAATTTAAACTTAATGAGGAGTTTCTAGCCCCTTACAAAAAGTTAAAGCCTAATTTCGGCTTTAATGGTTTAGGAGAACTGGTCTATCTCAGGACTTACTCCAGAATTAAAGAAGATGGTTCTAAGGAAGTGTGGTTTGATACAGTACTTAGAGTAGTAGAGTGGGTATTTAATACACAAAAAACTCACATAGAGCTTAATGGTCTAGGTTGGAAAGAGACCAAAGCTCAGAAATTAGCTATGGATATGTTTGACAGAATGTTTAACATGAAGTTTTTACCATCTGGTAGAGGTTTGTGGATGGCTGGATCTAAATATATAGATGAGAAATCTTTGTACGCAGCATTAAACTCTTGTGCTTTTGTTTCTACAGATGACTGCCCTGCGGATAATCCTGCCAAACCTTATACATTTCTTATGGACATGTCTATGTTAGGTGTAGGAGTTGGATTTAATGTCAATGGTATAGGGATTACTATACATAAACCTAGTATAGAAGATAACTATTCCTTTACTATTAAGGATTCAAGAGAAGGTTGGGTAGAGGCTTTAAAGATCGTTATCAACTCATTCTTACTCCCTGATAGAACATTACCTTTATTTAACTATAGTGAAATTAGACCGTATGGAGAGTTAATTAAAGGCTTTGGAGGTGTTGCATCAGGTTCTGCCCCATTAGAAAAGCTACTTAATCAAATTATAACTCAATTTTCTAACAGAGAGGGAGATACTACTACTATTACAGATATAGTAGATATTATGAATAAGATTGCTTGCTGTGTAGTGGCTGGAAATGTTAGAAGGTCGGCTTCTATTGCTCTATCTGAGCAAAATCATGAGTTTTCTGAACTTAAGCACTACACATATAACTCTGAGAAGCAGATTTATGAAGGACCAAGTGCCGAAAGAGCTGAATATGGTTGGGCATCTAACAATAGTATCTATGCTAAAGTTGGAATGGATTATAAAAATATCGCTGAGTCTATAGCAATTAATGGAGAGCCAGGTTTATTCTGGTTAGATAATGCTAAAGAGTATAGTAGAGTGTGTGATCCTAAAGATAACGCAGATAATAAAGCTTCTGGGGTCAATCCTTGTTTCACAGGGGATATGAGAATTAGAACAGAGAGTGGTTATAAGACATTTTCGGAGCTAGTAAATACTAGACCTAATTTAGTCAATAGACGTAATGAGATAGTTCCAGGTCATGTTTGGTCTAACGGAATCAAGCCTATTTTAGAAATTAAAGCTGGTAGTACTAAAAACCCTATTGTTATAAAGTGTACTCCTGATCATAAGTTTTCTGTAGATGGTTCTGAGGTTATGGCTAAAGACCTTAAAGGAAGACGATTAGAATTAGGCTATTCTATGAGAGATACTGGTTTTGATAATGATACTACTAGACTTGGTTTTATTCAAGGAGATGGGGCCATTAGACAAGATTGGAAAAAATCTAGACATAAGACTGTGCAAGTTTGTTTCACTCCTGTTAAAGATGACGAGGTTTTAACACTATTTGACTATACTGATACTACTAGACAAAGTATTAAAAACACCTCAATAACATATGAAGAGCTTGAAACTTCTGGATTTGATTTTTCTATTCGTAAAAATAGACGACTACCTAGGGTACATTTTAATTCTAATGACTTTTTATGTGGTCTGTTTTCTGCTAATGGCTCTGTAATAAAATCAGGAAATAGAGTAGCTTTAAAAACAGCTTCTATTGATGAGGCTAAAGATGTTGCTGAAATATTAGCTAGTATAGGTATTGAAAGCTATACTACAACTAATAAGCCTAAAGAAGTATTATTTTCAAATGGCGCTTATGAGTGTGCGGAGTCATATGATGTTAATATATCACAACTTTCTAGTTTAATTAAATTTGCAGAACAGATATCTTTTATACAAACATATAAAAGAGAGAGTCTCTCAGAAATACTTGAAAATAAGAGACCTTACGTTTATAGTATTGCTGAAGCAGGTAACGAAGAAGTATTTGACTTTAGTCTACAGGACGATACTCATTGGGGTATTGTTGAAGGAGTTATAGCACACAATTGTGTGGAACAGACATTAGAATCTTATGAATTATGTACACTTGTAGAAACATTTCCTACAAATTGCAGTGATCTAGAAGATTATAAGAAGACTCTAAGAGCTGCTTATTTGTATGCTAAGACTATTACCCTCTGTAAAACACATTGGGCAGAATCTAATAGAGTAATGCTTCGTAATAGAAGAATTGGTACATCTATAACAGGTATAGCCCAATTCAAAGACAAGTTCGGACTACCTAAACTAAAGACTTTACTTACTTCTGGGTATGAACACCTTAAAGAACTTGATTCAGTATATTCTGATTGGTTCTGCGTCCCTAAAAGTATCAAGATGACTAGTGTTAAGCCCAGTGGCTCTGTTTCACTTTTGGCTGGCTGTACTCCAGGAGTACATTATCCAATAAATACTACTTATTTAAGGAGAATGAGATTATCTGCAAGTTCAGAGCTAGTCTCTAAACTTAGAGAGGCTAACTATAATCTAGAACAAGCTATGGAAGATCCTACAGGTCAGACTTTAATAGTTCAGATACCTGTACATCTTTCAAAAGTTAGGTCAGAAAGAGAAGTTAGTATGTGGGAACAGTTAGAGTTAGCTGCATTCTTACAAGAACATTGGGCAGATAATCAGGTATCAGTTACTATAACATTTGATCCTAAAACTGAAGGAAAACAAATTGCATCTGCATTGGATTTCTTTCAATATAGATTAAAAGGTGTTTCTTTCTTACCTAGATTAGAATATGGAGCTTTTCATCAAATGCCTTACGAAGAAATTACTTATGAACAATACGCTGATATTACTTCTAGACTTCTTCCTATTAACTTGTCAGGTTTTTCTGAAGAAGGTGTAGGAGAAAGCGGGTGTTCAAATGATGGTTGTACATTTTAAATCAATACAATGGTTAATTTTAATATAAATTTAGTGGCATCAGTATGTCACAACGTAAATAAAGTAATATGTGATTATTTAGGAGATACTTCACAAGTAACTTTTGATATCGCAGAGGAGTGGCAAAAGGAATCTGCTATTAAAGGAGTTCAGTTTTTACTAGACAATACTGACGCTACTCCTGAAATGCAGCACGAGAGTTGGGTACAAGCTAAACTGGATGATGGCTGGAAATATGGAGTTGTAAAGGACGCTAATCTTAAAACACATCCTTGCATAGTTCCTTACAATCAATTACCAAAAGAACAACAATTGAAGGACTACGCTTTTCAAGCTGTTGTAGAATCTTTCTTATAATGGAGATATTAAAGAAAATTAATATAACAGATAATAGTTACTTAGGTCTAGTTGACCTAAGTTCCTATGGTACAGATTATAAGAGATTAGTTACAGACTGTGCTGCTGTTACTAGAGGTAAAGAACATTGTCAGAATGTAGAATCTAGATACAAAGCTTTAGCTTCTGAACATAATGGTATTTCTGGTAGACCTTTTGAATACGTACCTATAAAGATTAAGAAGTCAGTTCTATTTGATTTCTTTGGAGGCATGGCTTATGTTCCAGAAACATTCTTTAGGTTTGCACATTCTTCAGAAGGTGGAGTATACTTTAAAACTAATCTTAGAAACTTCTTGCAAACTATGCAAGTCAACCCTAGAAAAGTTTATTATGATTTAGCAGACTTCTTAACTACTGATAGTGACTTTAAAATCATTAGAGGTAGGATACCATTTAAAGCTTATTATCAATTAGCTACTCATACTCAGGTAAGTAGTATGTGTGAGACTAGTAGAATAGTATCTGCTAAAGGATTAGAATTTGATTGTAGTGATACAGTAAGTCAGAATGCTGCTGATTCTATTCTACAATTATTGATTTCCCTAAAGGATAGTGGAATGTCTCAGGATGATTTGAGTAACTTCTATCCTAGGAATCTAATGGTAGATTGTGTATTTGCAGGATGGTCTTCTGATACTTTGGGGTATAAACAAATGGTAGAGGTTAGGCTAAATACTAAGCACACACAAGCAGAAGCTAAGAAAGTTACCTCTGCAATTAAAACTTTATGCAATTTATGATTAAAGGATTTAAGCCAATGCTAATTCCTAATTCTAAAGAGGACGATGGTAATAGCCTTCGTTCTCTTAAAGAATTAGGAGTAGATCCTAGAGACTATTATTTCTTTTTAAAGAAAGATGGTTGTAGGGTAGAACTTATTGATGGCGATGTATTAGGAAGAAGTTTGAAACAAGTTCCTAGTAATTATTACAATGATAAGTATAAAGATTTAGCTCAATATCTTAGACAACATGGTGTAGTTTTAGAAGGAGAACTATTCTCTCCAAATATGTCCTTTAGGGAAATATGTAGATTTTATAAAACTACTAATGTTATTTATAACCGAAAGGACTTAGAGAAGTCTAAGACATTTGATAAAGATTGGAATGGTAGAACAATAGACTGGATGTCTACTTACCATGATGATTTGAAACTTTATGTGTTTGATTGTTATGTACAATCTAGACCAGAATTGTCAATATGGGAGAGATTAGATTATCTTAAAATACTTTTAACTAATTCAGGATTTAATGGTATACTAGAGTTTCCTCAAAAGTTAGAACTTCTTGGTTTACAAGATAAAACTTATGACGAGATCTATGATATTATGGAGGAGACTTTTGAAGAAGTTCTTTCTAAAGGATATGAAGGTATTGTACTAGTTAATAAAACTAAACCTTATAGATTTGGTAGAGCTACTCTTAAAGAGAAGTGTATCTATAAAATCAAAGAAGATGCTCTAGAATATGACGGTCAGATTATTAATGTAACTGAAGGTACCCGTGCTAAAGAAGGTGCTCCAAAAAGTACTAACGAGTTAGGTAGAAGTGTTACATCTAAACTACAAGAAGATAGAGAACCTTCTGGTATTGCTTCTGGATTTGATGTAATGTATAATGGATATAGAAACAATGTATCTTTACAAGGTTTCAACCATAATGAATTAAGGCAAATACTTATTGATAAAGATAAGTATATTGGTACTTGGATTAAGTATAAAGGCATGAAGCCGACAAAAAATGTACCTAGACATTCTAGGTTTTTAGAATTTAGAGATGATAAGTAATTTTTAATATTTATAGTTAAATTGACACTAACTATTAAGCCCCTTCTGCTCACGCAGTTGGGGCTATTTTTTTTACTTGTCTAACTTTAATTGAGGTGTCCAGTTTATATAAACTGTTTTACCTTTTGTTTTATCATAGTAAGCTCTTAATATTTGCTTCCGATTACCGCTTCTTTTATAAGAGAAGTGTACCCAAGCAGGATCATTATCATTTCCATGCTCATATATAAGTTGGTCAAAGTTTAGTGATGTTCTAATAAAATCAAACAATTGTTTATTAGTAACTTTACCATACATGTCCGCATCAATGTCTAATGCCTGTCCTAAACTATGTTGACTTGTAGTACTGCCTCCTACCTTCTCATTTACTTCACTACTTCTGTAACCTGATGATATAAATATAGGCACTCCAAAATGAGTTCTTATTATATCAAATACTGAACAAGTCAATTTTAAGTTCTCTAAATGAGTATAAGTAGGCTCATTATCTATACCATACTTTTGGGCTTGTTTACTTTTTAATACTTCTACTTTAGAAGCATATATACTTAACATTTTATTTTCCATCATATATAAATAACCAGTTATATCTCTTTGCTGTATTTGTTGGACTCACTTGCATATTTTCTAATACCCATATCTTTTCAGCAGTACTCCAAGAAGTAGCTAATGTAGTTAAGTTTCCTTCATCTAAATCATGAGAAAATCCAGATGGTTGTTGAAATACACCATTAGTTACAGTTTCATTAGCTGATGTAGAGTAATCCACTTCTTTAATATAAGTGGTTTTCAGTAGATTTCTATTTTCAAACAGCGTATTTATACTATCTGTTACATTTTGTACAGATAAAGAAGTGTTTTTAAAACTATACCATCTCCATTTAGCTTGTACATAGTTTATCACGGCTCCAAAATTTCCTCTAACAGCAAGACCATTTATTGTAAAAGTACCTCCAAGATTTTTATCGATGAGTGCTGCTACAGTGCACGAACTTAGTGTACTCATGTCTTCTATATTACCAGTTAAATAATCACTTTCAATCTCTAACCAAGTTAGTTTAGGTGTATTAAACATGTAGTTGTGATCACTCCATTTACCAGTTACATTGGGTACCTTAAATATATGCCTCTCATATAAAGGAGCGTAAGGTTTAGCTATAAGTTCTGTTAGGCTTCCTGTTATTCCACTAGAGTTTAAAGCAAATTGTCTAAACCTATAAGGATTTCCTACAGTAAATGGGACATCCCCAAATATTGCAATATCACCTACTATATTATCATTTTTATAAAACATATAAAAACTTCTAAGCCTTACTACACCATTGTCCCTTAGTATAGATAGCTCAAATGCCTCTTTTTCTCCTGGAACATACCACTCAAATAAAGGATATTGTATAGTATTGTCCCATGATCCTGTAATACCAGACTCATTAATTTGTAGCCTTACTAATGATAGATTACTGTTACTAGTTATAGTTCTTATGTCTCCTACTAATTCTGGATTTTGTTGTGCAGTAAACAATGCTACATTAGTTGATAGTATAGAGTTTGTTATATCAGCTTTTATATTACAAGCTCCCAGTGTTACGTCAGTGAGCGAACTACTTGATAATGCCTTGTTTACATATTGTTTATACTCTGTCCCATTATTTATATATACCTGATTTATATAACCAGATAAATAAAGTTCTGTTAAATTTACTTGAGAGTTTATACCAGATATAAGATTTTTACTCTCGTCTAATAATGTTTTTCTTAGATAAATGCTCTTCAATTGTGCAAAATCACCAAAGTTTATGGTGTTGTGTGTAGTAGCACTTGAATTATAAACGTAAATTGATTCTAATGCTGACATATTACTAATAGTAGCATTCCAGTAAAAACTTATAGGTAAATACTCCCCTCCTATTCTCTTTATATTAGACAAATCCCCTTTTATATTTATAGTATATACCCCATTTGTATATCCTACAGTTATTGGGGTACTTGATGTAACCTCTTCATAATTTGTACCATTTCCAAAATCAATATATACTTTTTTTAAATGGTCGTTATAATCATGAAGCTCTATAATTATTTTATTAGTTTGTGAGAGTGTCCTATTTATAGTGAATAATGGTAACCATTCTTCTACTACATATATAGAACTATTTCTTTTTATAGCTTTTATCCCTTTTATACTAGAATCTTCTTTTAATAGAGTAGCAGAGTTTATAACTCCGCTACTTTTAATCTTTATATCTTTAATAGGTATCATACTTCTGGTGTTTGTAATGCATCTATTTGTGCTTGTAAATTACTTATCAGTGCATCTACTTCTACTTTAGTGTATGTAGTAGCTTTTTCTGCCCTGTCATCTATAAGTGCATTAATTTCTATTTTTGTATATTCTATTCCTGGTGCAGAGTAAAATATAGTACCATCCTCTTTTGTAAGAGCTGTAGCCTCATCTACCCACTCATCTAGTAATACTGAAGGAGCAGTATCTTTCCATTTAGGAAGACCAGTTTCTAAAGTTAATACCTGTCCGTCTGTGCCTAAAGTAGGGGCTGTGATTTTTGAGTCAACTTTATTGTCAATTTCTACTTTAGTATACGTATCAGGTATTAAGTTATCAATCTCTGTTTTATTATAATAATCTTCTAATGTAGTAGAAAGAGACGACTCAGTGACTGGTATTTTAGCAATTTCTTCTATAGGCTTAAATACATAGTTATATGTATCTATCTCTGATTGATTGGTCACTTCAGTTATACTAGAGGTTACATCAAATATTGTAGCAGAATCTAATAAACTGAAAGATGTTGCATCTGCCGTAAGTTTTACCATTACCTTATCAGAAGCTGCGCCTACTATTCTTAGACGGATTTCCTCTATATAAATTAAGTCGATACTGCTGTTACTTAATATTGTTATTTTAGGTGAAGATCCTCCTACCACAGAACATCTTACACCACCTCCATCAGAAATACCACTGCACCACATAGTAAACTCTCCTGAAGATATATTTTTCTGATTTGTAAAGACAAAATATCTACTTACTGCTGAAGGAGTAAGACTATAACTCTTTGTAATGTCTTTTAATCTATATTTACTAGAAAGTGCAATATTTCCTTCATATAAATCCTTAGCTGAAAAATCCTCTAAAATATTACCATTTACACTAGCTTTACCTTCTAATAGTGTAGTAATCTCCGCTTTAGTATTATACAAATCATCATGATTGTGAGCATCTGCTGGCATTGAAGCTAACTCTACACCTTTTTCTAGTTTTCCTATAGCTATACTTATACTATCATCAATGCTTATAGCTTCTTTAGCTAGAGCTTTACCATAAGTTACGCCCATAGTTAGATCGTCAGCAGTATCAGGTATATCAGGTTTATTTAATAACTCTGCATCCCCAGAAGTAGCGTCCCAATCTGTCTTTACATTCTTTTGGGCATCTGCTGGAGCGTGAGCACTCTGACTATGAGAGTAAGCGTCATATATTTTACTAAGTTCGTCTGCTGATATATGAATTTTTCCAGCTCCCTGAAGAGCCATAGAATCGTGGTCCAGGGTAGAGGATACATTATAAGATACTTGAGCTACATTATCAATTTGTTTATATGTACCATCACCGCTTGTAATAAGTCTACCTAAATAAACATGCTGAGATGAAATATATTGTGGTACAGAAGGTCTATCAAGATGCTCTCTAGCTAATGCTAAAGAGTCAAATTGAAACTCATCTACTAAAACTGTAGCATAGTTCCTGTCAGTACCTACATATCTATATACCCAAGCTACCATATACTTATCAACACCTCCAGATTGTAATGTACCAGTAGCAACATCTGAATATTTACCTATAGGGATAGTAGCTGAATGCGCTGTATACAACCAGGACCTATCTGTATTATAGTAATGGATATCGAATAAAACAGTGTTAGGATCAGCAGAAGAATCAAATTGATTCATGTCAGTAGTTATAACACCTTTCCATACTGTACCACCATTTATAAATAAATTATCAGAGCCTCCTATAGATGCCTCAAGACCGTTTTCAATTTCATGTCTATTTATTCTTACATCTTTGTTGTGAAGCTTATTAGGAAGGCCTTCAGAGATTCCTATCCACTCTGTAACATATAATCTAGTCTCTGCTCTAAGAAGTGAAATAACTGGTAGTATATTGGACTCTTTAATGTCAGCTTTATTAGTATCAACAAAATATTCAGCACCTATAGCTGTCTTACGTATCTTAACATAGTACATTACAAGCTCTTGTGGGAATGATACGTTTTCCACTCCTGCCACATTAAGCTTAAGTATCTTACCATAATGACTTGCATTATCATAAATAGAGACTAATACAGGCAATAAATTTATAGTCCCGTCTCCATTGTCAGTGTACGTTACTGTAGACCTAGATAGACCAGCATTTTGATAAACTTCTTCTTTTACATGAACATTAGGAACTTCCAAAGACTCATCTAATGGCGCATAGCCTCCAGCAGCTCCTTTATTAACTATTTGTTCAAAAGAAGAACTGTCCATCCCATCTAATAAATCACTATCAGGAGCCTTACCACCAGTAGCAGCATCACCAGTCAATCCTTTAGGACCTCTCCACATATAACCTTCTGACCAATCCCCAGAAGTAGATGATAGTTTCTTATACATTAATCCTGAGTTATCATCTAAGAATAAGAAGTCCTTAGCAGAGTCGTCATACAAATCTTTATCGACATAAGTTCCAGAAGCATCAGGGAATCCTACTTTACCTACTTCTCCGTCATTACCAGCTATGCCATCAATTCCTTGAGCACCTCTAACATTAATAGCAGACGATGCAAACAATGTATAACCTAAAGGACCTACATATAATGCTTGTTCTATATTGTAAGGCTTACTTCCACTTCCTCCTACCCAATCTACTACTTTAAGAACTGACTTGTAATTGTCAATAAACTCTATA